TCCTAGTGTTATAGTGTTTAGGAGATGTTTGCTTTCGCAAAGGGGTGAACACGCCACACCACCGGCGACGAGCATTACCTCGGCTGGTTCTTGACGAATCGAGCGACCTCGATCAAACGGAGTTCTGTTTTGCCTGTGAGTGTGCCTTAGCTATGTAGTTATGCTAATGTGTGCCTAAGAAATATACTGTTTTTATACTAATGTTGTTACTAAATTCATAGCAACTGCTGTGCCTGAGATGCTCGAGCCGATCATAATTGCACGATCGCTCCAAGCCATGCCTACATACACCCAGCCTATTGAGCTGAGAATATATGCAACTTGTCCGTAGACTGTAAAGCCTGCGCTAATAGAGAATACTCCGAACACAGCAAGTATCATTGCAACCCACTTAACATACCAGTCAACTGTACCAGTAGGCGTAGTAGGCGTTAGATCCTCTACTTCTGTTTGCAGTTCGGCAAGTTCTTGTTTGAGTCGTTTGCGTTCTTTAGACAGTTCCATTGCGAGCTTGGTAGCTCTGCTTGCTGAACTTTCTTCTTGATATTCTTCTCTTGCTTGTTCTTCGCTCATTTCTAATCCCAGAGATTTTCAAAATATTTTCCGAACAAACGGAAACCGTTACTTATACGTTCTTGATATTTCTTTCTACCTTCCCAATCATACTCTTTGGTATCATTAGGTCCACGAACCATTTCACTCATGCCATCTTCCAGTTTCTTCCACTGTATATCGCTTTCACCAGTTTCAAACTGTTCTTCCCAGCGTCCGTCATCTACTTTAGTTTCAAACGCAAAGATCATTTCGTCCAACACCCAGTCCCAGCGTTCAAAGTGTTTGTCATCTACTTCGCCGTTATCTTTCTGCTTCTTGGTAAGTTTCTTACCGTGCAGTTCTTTAGGAACATCTTTCAAATCAACATAAGGAGCACCGTGCTTGGTAGCTTTCAGCTGTACAAGCATAGGCAGGATAATGTGTGCAAGTGTATTATCCATGCTCCATGTGTCCCAGCGATCAATGTGTACTTTGATTGTACGTTCTTGTTTGCTGTGAATCCAGTTTAGGAAACGACTTAGCAGAGTGTGATGACGCTCACGATCCCAGCTGCGGACGTCACCTACTTCAGGATCGGGCTCTACGCTACCGTGAGCAAGCCATTCACCAAACTTATGTACCCAGTCTGGCTTACGAGGAATGCCATATTCGTCCTTTTCTTTCTTTGCCCAGAAGCAAAGTTTTTCAGCGAGCTGATATGGGCCAAACCAATTTTCGTACGGTCCAATTTTTACTTTCATTTCTTGTTCCTCGTTGTACACTTGCCGCTCATACACATTGGACAGTAGTGCTTGCGGTCTTCATGCTCAAATCCATAAGCTATTATAACACTACATCCGTCACAGAGCAAGGCCCCGCGGCCACCATTAAATTTAACTTGTGCAACTTTATACTTACTCGTCATAATAATCTACAACCATTACCATTTCAGGTTTGTCAGGCAGCTGGAATGTCTTTGCAAACTCCATTGCTTCATGTGCATCTTCAAACAGCTCAGGCTGTAAGTCCCAACAATGATCTGTTTGTTTAGTAATATAAATCCAATCATCCTTGCCGTCAAGACAAACCATTACAGCGTACATTGTTTACTCCAAAATATCTGCTATCTTATGTGCTAGTTTGCGGAACCACATTTCATCGTGTCCACGAGTAGTTTCTGCTGCTGTTCCCAAACGAATACCACTGGTCTCTACAAAACTGCGTGGATCATTAGGAATACCATTCTTGTTTACAGTGATGCCGTTTGCTTCCAATAAGTCAGCTGCTTCGCGTCCACTGTGCTTGCTGTCACTTAGGTTAACAAGAATAATATGCGAGTTAGTACCACCTGTTTGCACCGTCATACCGCGCTGTCTAAGCACGTCACACATAGCCTTAGCGTTGCGTACTACGTCTGCGCTGTACTGCTTAAACTCGCTTGTATTAGCTTCTACAAACGCCTGTGCTTTAGCGGCAATAATATTCATCAACGGGCCGCCTTGTGTACCTGGAAAGATAGCACTGTTGATCTTACGAGTGTAGTCTGGATTGTTCCATAAGATAATGCCGCCGCGCGGGCCACGTAGTGTTTTGTGCGTGGTACTGGTAACAAAGTCTGCATACGGTACTGGGCTTGGATACGCTCCGCCTGCAATCAATCCTGAGTAGTGTGCCATGTCAACCAATAGATATGCTCCTACAGTGTCAGCAATAGCACGGAACTTTGCCCAGTCAATTTCACGTGGATACGCACTTGCACCTGCAACAATAATTTTAGGCTGTACTTCAAATGCTTGACGAGCAATAGCATCATAGTCCAGCCAACCTGCTTCATCTACACCATAGTGATGTGCTTCATACACTTTGCCAGAAATATTTACAGGGGCTCCATGCGACAGGTGTCCGCCACTTGCTAGGTCCATGCCTAGTATTTTATCGCCTGGATTTAGGAAAGCAAGATAGATTGCTGTGTTGGCATTAGCACCACAGTGTGGTTGCACATTAGCAAACTCACAGCCGTACAGATCTTTCAGTGTGTCAATTGCAAGTGTTTCAATTTCGTCCATATGTTCGCAACCGTTGTAGTAACGCTTGCCAGGATATCCTTCTGCATACTTGTTAGTAAACACTGAACCAGCCAATTGCATAACTGCTTCGCTTGCAAAGTTTTCACTAGCAATAAGTTCTACTGTTTGATGTTGTCTATCTGTTTCTTTTGCAAGAATGTTATTAATTCTTTGATCCATTATTCTTCCTTTTCATATGACCATTCTGTAATAGGTTCAAAACTTTCCGCAGGATCCACCATATCAAACTTGCGAGGATAGTGCTTGAGTAGGCTACTTGCCTGCTTTCTCACTTCGCTTGGTACTCGTGGATACTTCTTAGGATCCCGTAAGTCCATTAGGAATCGTTCTACATTTAATACTGCGTTTGTACGTTCAATTGGTAATGTCATTATGCTAGGTCCGTAATTAACTTGTAGTTATCCCATGCTTTCTGTTGTGCAGGATTATGTTCTTCTTCAGGCACAACACACTCTAGCCAGTAGTAAGGCAAGCGAGCAGGATGAGCACCGAACTGTCGTGGCTGATGAAACTTACCACCGTCGTACAATCGAATAGCTACGTTGCGATAAATTTCGCTTGCTTCTTCGTCTGTTGCATTAGGTTCTGCTCCTGCCCATTCAGGGTTGCTCATTCCACCGTAGCGGTATCCGTCCCAGATTGCATTCCAGTGTGCATCATTGTGCGGATCAAAGTCTGTGCGAGCAATAATTACTAGTACATCATCATAGTCTACTCGTGCTTCTACAATATCTCGCATACAGCGACTAAGGCTTAATCCAACTTTCATAAGTCTTCTTTCCAACGTTGTTTGTCAATAAACACTTTTAGTGTTCTATCATCATCTTGTAGATCGTACTTGATCTTTTCGCCTTGATCTCTGTGCAAGTACTTTACATATGCTCGGCCAGAGTCGTCAATAACTTCGAAACGAGTCACACCTTTCATGCGCTGTAGTTCTTCGCCGTCGAAGATAGCATTGTGAATAGCCATATAACCACAGTCCATGCCTGCTTTATACATGCCCGGGTCAAAGCCAAACACATCGTACAAGCCATAACGATATGAGCCGTTGTCGATGCCGTCCGCTTTCCAGATACGCTTGCACACAGCGTAGAACGCATCTTCACGTTCTTTCTCAGAGAGTCCATTCCACCAAGCATCATTTTCAGCTTCGTATGCTTTGCGAGACTTTTCCATCTCTTGCCCAATCTCTGCAAGAGCGTCCAATGCCTTTTCACGTTTTTTGTGTTCGTCTGCCATATCGTTAATATCTACCATTAGCCTTTACCTTTGTCTACCCAATCTTCAAACTTGCGAGTAAACTCTGCTGCCGTCTGTTCTTCTTCAAAGTAGAAACTGTGACTGTACACATCTGTATACGTGTCCATGCTCCACTCCCAACGGTTTAGATTTCCTCTACACCATGCTTTACATTGTACATCCAAATCACTGTGTACGTCAACCTGAAATCCTGGCTTCCACCGCATCTTATACTCTGAAATTTCTAACGGTGTCATTTTCATTTTATCCATAGTATTCATAGTATTCATATTATTTCCTTGCTAAATACTTATATGAAGGATGCTTATACCACCGCCTTCTATGATGTTGTAAAAGATTCACAAGCCAAGTCAGGCATGGAACTACCGCATCATATAGAGGCTTATATTGTGATGCTACTGAGTGAGTTCGTAGATCGTAATGATATTCCGCCTGACTCAACATTTGCTGAAATGTTCCTCTCTATCAAAGATGCTAGACAAGCCAAACAACTGGGCGATACTTGCTTGTTCGTAAGCGGAGCATTTCCTAAGCTCAAAGCACGTCACGGTATTAATCGCAGGTACTATCAAGATATTGGCTCTACATCATATGACATGGCTAGTGGAATGAACGAAGAACTGTTCCCTGTACTAGCCAAACACTTTGTATTTCTAAGTGAGTTCATAGAGATAACTGTTAATTCGCCCAAACTGACGCAGAATAACCTTTTCCGTTAGTATCGCCACCGTCGTTTTCAACTTCAACACCGTCGTAGTGTACTTCTGTAACAGTGTCTTCACCGTTTAGATATTCTGTAGTATAGATCTTTAGTTTCTTAGGGTCAAACTCACCGATAGTTTCGATGCGTCCGTCAAAGAATGTACCTTTCTCGCTCGAGTACAACTGTGCAATGTATTCTACTTCTGGTTCTTCGCAACAGCCCATTTCAATAAGTTCAACAGCATAGTCAGTTTCTTCTTCGATACCGTTTAGATACTCTTGTAGGTCTTCTCTGTCAATTACTTCGGCTACAACTTCCGCATTGTAGTCATCGCTGCTAACTTCATCTACTACAAGATATGCACTTCCTAGTTCAACTCCCATCGAGTGTTCAAACTCTGTGTGTGATTCGTACCAAGGACGCTTATAGTCGTCGTCGTCTGGATCGTTTAGAAACTGTGCTTCTACTGGTACACTGTCAAGCTCGTCAAAGTCACAATCCTCAACATGGTCTGCAATCATATACTCTACAAGATCATTGTCTCCGTGTTCTTCGCAATGTGCGTTCCAAAAGTCATGTGCTTCTTTGCTAATACTCATGTAAGCACTTTCACCACCGTACCCATTTAGTAGAATACGATAGTAGCGTGGTCCTTTGAGCGTTTCAATTAGTTCTTGTTTTTCTTCTGAAGTAGTCATGCTGTTGTTCCTCCAATAAAGGGATTTAAATCTAATTGTTCTTGATCTGGATTTTTATTTAGATTAGAATTTATCAATTCTTGATAATCAAAATCGTAATAAAAATATTGTATGCCTTGCCTAGGTGCTTTAACTTTCCACATTCCATACAATAAAATTCCGCTTTGACTGCTAGTACTGCCGGTATATGCTTCACCGTTCATTTTATAACAGCTATCGACAGTAATAATAGGTATTTTAAGTATGTAACTCATCATCCTTAAATTACCTTCGTGCCAAGCATTAGTAATTTCATCATAGTTAGGAAGTTCTCCTTTGAATCCATTAGTGGCATGAAATATAATCTGTGCATTCAGATCTTCTTTAACATAAATTGGTAGTGACTTTTTATTACTTAAAGGCCCTCCCCAAAAATCATTGCAAATTAAACCTGATGCTGAAAAAATATTTCCATTAGTTTCGATATCTATTAGTTTAATGTCTTCAGAAATTACAGTTTGGTCGTATTCTGGAATTGTAAGAGTTTTGTTTGTGCTTCCTAAAAATTCACCAGCTTTTGAATAGAATCTGATTTGATTCTCTCTTCGATATCCTTCTACAAATTTATTGTCTTCTTCTCCCCACATCGTTCCAAGACACAGCCCTACTTGATGTTTGGTAGCATGCTGCACTACATCATTTTCAGCAGCATACACATCTTGTATTGATCTGCCAGAACGAGTGTCAAAGTCTGGAAAATATCCAGACAGACTGCCTTCGGGTGTTAATAAGTAATCTACTTTATTTTTACTAGCCCATACAATTGCATCTTTAATGTCTGCAATATTTTTATCAAGATTATCAGAGCATGGAAGTTGTGCTCCTGCAACTCTTATTTTGGACATTTAAGAAACACTCCTTGCGGTATTGGCAAGAGAAGTCCAGCCATATAGTTTATATTCAATCATAATATTATACTAACAGACTGGAATCCATTTGTCAACCTTTAATCGATACTAATTTCTAGTTTACTTTCAAGATAGTCAACCATATTCTCAGGTGTTGTTTCACCGTATGGATCTTCGTCAGTGCCTTCGTTGTTGATGCCAGGTTCCTGCCACCACTTCTCTACAACACCATCATTGAACACTGCCATGTAGCGCCATGAACGCAATCCAAAGCCCAAATGGTTCTTACCAATCAACATGCCCATAAAGCGAGTAAAGTTGCCTGAACCATCTGGAATTACTTTTACGTTTTGAATGTCCTGCTGTTTAGCCCATGCGTTCATTACAAATGCGTCATTGACTGAAATACAATATACTTCGTCAACGCCTGCTTCTTTGATACGAGCATAGTTTTCTTCAAAGCCTGGAAGTTGATAGGTTGAGCAAGTTGGAGTAAATGCCCCTGGTAGGCTGAATACTGCTACACGCTTGCCTTTTAAAATATTATCGCTTGTTACGTCTTCCCAACGAAATGGGTTAGGTCCGCCGATACTTTCATCGCGAACACGAGTTTTGAACACCACGCAAGGTGCTTTAAAGCCTTCAATCATACTGTGTGTCTCCTTGTAGTATCATACTAGTATACACGATCTACAGTAAATGTCAACCTTTTTTTAATTATTTCTACGAATGCCTAGTGCTCTATTAGGTGAATAGAAATCATAACGCACTTCATTACTTTGATTGCCTCCTAAAATAATCCAAATTTCTTTACCATTAACTATTTGTGAGTCAACGAAGAATCCAACGTGTCCTTGCCAACCTTGATTACCTCTTGGAAATACAACAACATCGCCACGTTGTATATCTGCAGGTTCTACTTTGATGCCCCATTTAAGGAAACTACGTGCCATAAGAGGCACATCACTTATACTATCACTTCCTGGTATGCCGTCTAGTTCTAACACAGCATTTACAAATGCTGCACACCATTCTGTACGCACAGGATCTACGTCTAATAGTTCTTTGAGTTCTTGCCTGTGTATACGTTCTTCTAATCCAATATAAGGTTGTGCTGTTATTACACTATTAGTTTCTAGCGATTTATTAAAAATTGAATCTGCAAATGCATCGTCTAATTCGGCACAAGCTGTCAACAGAAATGATGTCATAACTAAAACATATTTTTTCATATTGCTCCTTTAGTTGTTCAAAGGATTATCAAGTGCTTCCTGTAGCAACTCTCTAATATCTGTATCCAGTTGACGCATGTCTTCGTCAATACGACCTTCAGTTGCTCGCATAGTATCACGCACATCTTTTTCAGTTTCTCTGTTTAGACTTTCAACTTCACGTATGCTTTGTGCTACATCCTTCTCAACTTGATTCATTTCGTTGCGTATGCCTTCAAGTGTTGCTTCAATACTTGCTTGTGCAGCTTTAACTCTTGCTTCTGACTCATCAACTTTGTCTTCCATTCTGTCTACTGCTGCTTCAGTTTTTAGAATGTCATCACGTAGTCCGTCTTTGATGTCACGAGTATAATCAACTGCTTCTGTCAGTTTAGTTTCGATAATAGTCATTCTTTCATCGTAACTTGCCATTAGTTCTTGATACTCTTGCTGTTGATCAACAAACGCTATTGCTTCTTCGATCTTTTGATACATCACAAATCCACCGTATAGTGAACCTACTACAGTACCTATAACAGTTACAAGTGCTGTAACACTCATAAACGATACTTTTATACCGAGGACGCGAAACTCTTTGTTCTTTAGGTTCTCGATACCTTCTTCCATATTTTCTAAGCTTTCGCCTAAGTCTTTGTCAGCCATTGCCCTCTCCTTTTATATTTTCTACTTCATACTTGTTTGGATTGAGTGTTCTATCCATCTCAAATCCTACATTTTTCCAGTATGATTTGCTTGCTGGTGTTGCAATTGCCCATAACAAACATAGTACTCCTGTTGCTGATATTAAACTAATCTTTAACATCGCGATTATCCCATGATCCTGTCTCATAACAACCTGCAGGAATAGTGTCTTTGTAGTTTACACCTGCTTCAAAACCATTCTTGGTACGTTTGATGTATGAACTTTCAAACGCATTTTCTCTTGGTTTGCCCCAACAGCGATTATTACTTTGCCCAGGATAACGATATCTTGGATTGTGCTTTAAGAAGTCTTGTAGTTCTGCATGTTTCTCAGCAACAATCTTTCTTTTCACTGCATTAGTGCATACTGATGCTTGATTCCAGTCAAAGTTGTTTATTCTTTCTTCAACAGGTGCATCCCACTGATACCCAAAATGTTGTAAGCAGTTTTTAACTCCTTCATTGTATCCAGTGTCTGCTGTTGCTACTAATGGTGCCCACACTATTAGTAATGCTATTAATAACGCCCTCATTTTTACCCTTCCTTAGAAACGCTTTTCAGTTCCTATTACTATTCCTCTTTCAAATGTACCATCTGGTTGTATTTGTCCACCTGGCATTGCCCATATCGTTACACTGTCTGTAACTTCATAACCTAAACGTACAAACGGTGTTGCTGGTATATCGTACTCTTCTTCTATAGCTTCGTACCCGGTTGCCCAACCAAGTTCAATAAAACTATTGTCATAAAATGTCCAGCCTTTTTTAGCATAAAGACTTAGATTGTTTTCACTGTTGTACATTACACCTACGCTGTATTCATTTTGCGTAGTATACTCAACAAACGGATGATACTTGTTAAAGTTTGCATCATCAAAGCCTGCATGTAAACTTAGTGCCAATCCTATACTTAATGGATCCATTTTTTGTTATACCCCTTGTAGTTTGTATTTAACTCTCCTTTGAGAACTCTTTTGTTAACTTCTTTGCGTGTTTTATCTTTAAAGTGTCTAACTTCAACTTCTCCAGTATCAACCCATTCGCTGGTCCAATACACTACAGGTGATTTTTTGTCGTTATTTTTCATATTGACTTCTTACCATTGCTCTGTGAGTTGCATCACTTGCACCGTTAAACAACCCTGCTCCTGGATTATCATATGTTTTTTGATTTTCATATACACCCTGGTCATTGTATATATCCCCGTCCGCCATCTGCGGTTGCTGATATGCTCTAAAGTTTGGATTGTAACCCAACAGTGCTGCTTGTGCTTCCTCGTCGTCTGAACCAGCAAGTGCTTCTGCTACCAGTGCATCTTCTTGTGCGTTTTGCGATTCAACTGATGCTTCAGCACTTTCCTCTGCTGTTTCTTCTGCGTCTGCTACTGCCTGCGTAATCAAATTTGTTGTTATATCATTTATTATTTGATTGATAGGATTAGTAGGATCGTTTAGCATTGCCAATTGTGTTAGTGCTTCATTTGATATAGCAAGGTCTTGTTCGCCTGTGATGTCAGTAGTTTCTACTGCTCCGCCACTTGCTAATGGATTGCTGTCTTGTGTAGTTTGTCCTGTGCTTGCGAAGTCAGTAGAGCCAAACGAATCATTTGACTGCGAACCGTTGTTTGATCCTGTTGAACTATCTTGTGATTGGCCATTGTCTGATCCACTATTACCAAAGCTTTGTGTTGATCCTGCTTGTTGTGTGTTACCAAAGCTTTGTGTTGTAGATGTTCCTGTTGACTGCGTAGCATCGGCAACAGATGTACTGCTGCCATCTGCGCTAGATCCAAACTCAAAGTTACTTCCGCCGTTAACACCACCGTCTGCGCTTGTGCTGCCCGTAGGATCTACACTTGTTAGTGTGCTGCTAACACCGCCAGACTCGGACAAGCCAATGCCTGCGCTTGCTTGTGCTACTGCTGTGCTCGACGATACAGCACTGTTGGCTACATTGTTAGCTGCGTTCAACGCACTTAGCTGTGTTGCGTTTAATCCTGAGCCTGCTGACTTGGTTTCGCCTGCGGCTTCTGCTACTGCTGTTTCTGTTGTTTGTTCTGTTGCTTCTTGTACAGGATCAGGTGTTGCTTCTGCTACTGCTTCTTGTACAGGATCTGGTGTTGCTTCAGCTACGGCTTCTTCTACAGGATCTGGCATTCCGTTGTCTGAACCGTCATCTACAATAGCACCAGTTGCTTCAGCAATTTGTTCAGTTGTGCCTGTAATTGCAGGATCTTCTCCAAAAATATTTTCTTCAGCTGACGCCATATTTGTAACTTGGTTCATTTGATCAATCATAGCTGTTTGGTATCCAGGACAGTTTACATCATATAGGGAATCATTCATACACATCTGTTCAAACAATAATTGTTCAGTGTTGTCTTCTATAATAGGTCTATATTTGATAACCACATTAGGATCATCAAATTCAGGACCATACCAGCCTTCCCATCCTCCTACGTCTTGCGCTGTAACATCTAACTGAATAGCTTCAAGAGTGCTTAAATCAAAAGGTTGAGCAAAATTTTCCTCTCCTGACATAGTAGTCCATGTGTCAATGTGATAGGAATAGTCATAGGTTTTTTCATAAACTGTATTGCCGCCGTTGTCTTTAATAGACAACGTAACACTAAGTGTATCTTGTGCCTGTGCGCCGTTTGTATCTTCAAAATTAGCATCTGCGTTTTTTACTCTCCAGCTATATGTATAGCCTGTGGTTTCTAATCCTGCATTTTTAAGTGCAGTGTCGATGGCTGAGATTTGAGATAGAGTTTGTTGCACATATCCAAAGTTGATTTGATCACTGTCGTTGTTGATTATAGGACATTCGCCACCACCTGCGCCTTGGTTGTCAGCCCAAGTAGAACCGTCTCCTGTAGAGTAACACCCTGACCAATATTCTGCGCCATCGCCAAATATGTTGGTTTCGTCATCTGATACACCTACATATGCCTGCTGTTCTTGATATATTCCCACAGGTGCAGGATCTGGGTTTGTAATTAGATTTAGATCAAAGAAATCATAGTATTCAATATTTTGATATTCTGGAACGTCATAGAATGCACACTGACTAGGCTGAATAGCGTTTATTACAGCAAACGGGTCACCTCCGTAGTTTCCTCCGTCATACATAAAACAGAAACCATCATCAGTAGTGTCGCCATTATTTGGATCGCCAGCAATACTCCAATGCCAATCTGTTAGAGTAGAGCCTTCGTAGATACCACTTTCGTCAATAGAGTCCTTGTAATAATCTACATCGTTGTTCCAGGTGTGATTGTTGTAATCGCCTGCTGCGTGGGCTAGATTATATGCCGAGAAGCAAAGTAAGCAAGCCAGCAGCAAGTATGCCTTGGATAGCACCTTCAGCTTTATCATTGCGTCTTGTCTCCTGCTCTATATTAGTAGGCTGCATTTCTGGATTTGCTTCCCATTGTGCTTTAGCTTCTGCGCCAATTGAGCCGTCAAACGGACAAGGTGTTCCTGCCATTTCCATAGCACGATATACACTTGAATCTTGACACATCAAACTCACAGCCGCAACTTTCATACCCATGTTGTAGAGTGTTTTGGAGTTCTTTAATCGCTCACAGTTCAAGTCACGAACGTGTCCGCCGCCACTTGCACCAAGTATCTGTGTTTGTACAGCCGCTGAGTATGTTACAGTACATGTGTCATTGCCGCCCATTTGCACTGTTGGAGCAATAGCAGTTGGCGGTGGAGAAATAACTCTCTGTGTAATATCGCTAGTGTTGTTGTTATTGTTGTTATTATTGTTTGTATTTTCTGATGTACTGTCTACAGTTGTATTATTAGTATTGTTGTTTGTATTAGTATTTGTGTTGTTACTAGTCACATTACTGTTTACATTTTGATTAATATTTTGATCTATAGTACTATTAGTCGTTTGATTGATCGTACTATCATTTGTACTGTTAATAGTGCTGTTGTTAGTATTGTTAGTAGTCTGATCAATCGTACTAGTATTAACATTTGTGTTGGTATTAGTATTGTTTGTACCACCACTTAAAATATTGTTGTTTGTATTAATATTTGTGTTAGTACTTGTACTATCAATTGTACTGGTATTAGTATTTGTGTTGGTATTTGTATTGTTTGTACCGCCACTTAAAATATTGTTGTTAGTGTTTGTATTGGTACTGGTAGTTGTACCAGTATATGTAGTATCGTTAGTATTAGTATTAGTATTAGTGTTTGTATTCGTATTGGTATTTGTACCAGTGCTGTTTATTGTACTGGTATTGGTGTTTGTATTGGTGTTTGTACTATCAATAGTAGTATTGTTGGTGTTTGTATTTGTTGAGTTTACAGTACTGTTAGTTGTAGTGTTACTGTCTGTGCCCACGTAACTAGAACTATCATACGTAACTCCATCCACAGTAGTTTGTGCCACAGCTGATGTTGCTAAAACCATAGTCGTAATTGTTGTTAAGAGAAGTTTCTTCATTCTAGCCCCCTAGATATAATAGTGCGCCCTCACGCTCTACTAGTATATTTATTAGTTAATGGGGTATAGATTAAGTAGCAGTATAATGATTAAACAGTAGCGTTAGGATCGTTAGGCTGTGCTTTGGTTTGATCTACTGGTGCTTCTGGAGCATCGGCAGTTGGTTCTGCTGGTTTTGCAGATGCTGCTTTGTTCTTTTCTGCTTGGGTTGCATCTAGTTTTTCAACATTAGCAAGTTCTTTTAAAAGTTCGCCCATTTCAACTACATTACGAATCGCAGCAGCACTGGTTCTTGAACTCAGTTGTACCAATACTGCTTTGCCGTCTAGTTTTTCAGCGCCGTCTTTGCCAAGAGCTTTAACTGCTTCTTTGCCTTTTAGCTCACCGATAACACTAATTCTGTGAGTTGAAAGACCGACATCGTTTGTTACCCTTAGATCATAAAGTTCTAATGCTGCTAGTAATCTAGCATCAAATGCTAGTTCTTTGTAAGCAATTTTTTTACTGGGTGAAAGAATAACCATTGTTACTCCTTCTTCTCCTCTTGTAGCATGGAAGTTAATGGCATCATATACATGTTGTACAAGCTTATATTCTTTACTAGCATCGTCGCCTGCTGTGTATTCTTGTACTTGTTTGGTCATTTCTGAATACAGTTTAGCAAATGGTCCTTTGCTGTAGTTGTGTTCTTTGTAATCTTCTTCATTACTACTTTTAAATCCAAACTTTTGTTTCATAGAATCAGGAAGTCTAAACTTAAAGATACTCTCAAAGAAGTCGCTTGCAGTTTCCCACTCTCCGCCGCTTATTTGGCCAAACTGTTTTACAGTTCCAGCTTTTAAACTTAGTAGTCTTTGTGGTTGATCGTCGTACTCAAGTTTCAAATCAACTTTAGTACTATTTTGGTTAGCAGCATCGCCTCCGTCTGAGATAATACGTATTTCGTTTTTGCCTTCTAATTCTAGTTTGGCTTTATCAACTGCGGTAGCTGCTCTTTTATTTTTGTTTGCATATTCGACAGCATCTGCCACTTGCCTTTGCATGCTGTCCAATGTTTCCTTTTTAACTTCAAACTCTGTGAAAAGTCGAAGATCTTCTACAGAGCCCATTGGATCCTCATCATCGATCCATATTTTTAATGGCTTCATCGATGCACTATTAAGTGTTAGAGTAAATTTAAATTCATCATCAATAACACCAACAGTTTGATAGTCAGTTGTGCCTTCAGCAATGCCTGCTGCTACTACGTCTTTTAGTATTCGTATGACATCGTTTTTCGTAACAGTTCTGCCGCCTCTTGCAAATTTTGCAGAAATTGCAGCGCCGAGAACTGCTTCAGCAATATCTCCAAGATTAGGTACAAGTGAACCTTTTACTGCTTCATTCTTTTTCAATCTATTCAGCGGAACTTCGTCACCGTCGATAAAAAACTTGGTAGCTGCTATAAATTCTGGATAATTTGCTAACGCATATTTTTCCCAATCATCAGTAGACATTTCCTCACCGTTAACAGTAATCTTGTCTACCAAACCACTCTTTTCATTTTTGGGGTCTGCTAATGCTTCTTTGCCCTTTACAGCAGGGTCAACATAAGCAAAATACTTGGAGTTCCTAATACTTTTTGCTGAAGCATTTATATATTTGATAGGATTAATGCCATTTTTTTCTTCTGTTGATGATAACCATTTCTTTCCGCTCATTAAGGCAGCTTCACTTAGACTTGTTCTTGCTTTAACTTTTGATTCTACAATTTTAATATCTGAAAAACGCATGTTACTGTTTCCTATTTCTTTTTAATATTTATGCAATTTTAGGAAACAACATATCTGTACAGAAACGGTCAACGTCTTCTTCGTTAAGTCCTAAACTTTTCATAGTACGAGGTGTGTGCGGATTCTGTTGCTGATTATGACAGTAATAGTTTTGTGCTGCGGTTACTAAACTCCTATCGCCGAACCCTGTAAACTCGCCTATCTCATCAAAGTATGCACGGAGATTGTCTTGTGCAAGTTCAATAATGGCAACTGCTTCTTCTTCACTGTTTACATTGCCAGCTGCCAGCATTTTGTCTGTAAAAATATTAGTAGCCCATTCAGGTAGTTGTCGTTGCTTCTTGGGGATAAAGTCTGCTACTGCTTCCTTATAGCCTTCAATCATTGGATGATCAAATGTAGCACTAGCACTAAAGTCGTGAAAAGCACCTGTCATTTTGTTCTTGCCAGCAATAACATCAAAACCGTAGATAGGACCGTCGTTGTTGAGTACAGGAAATACACACACATGCATCATCCATAAGCCTTTTGTGTCACGAGCGTCTACAACATCAATGTGAGCCCGCCTAACATGATCATTGCGCCAAACGCGATTAATCCACAAATCGTTATTAAAATGGGCAAGACCTGGTTCTTCAAACTCTGACGCATTTTCTTCAAATATGTTGATAATTTCATCTTTACACTCTATCAGTCTATCCCAAATAACACTCATAATAATTTCCTAAAAGTTAAAATCGTAATAAAAATAATCAATGCCGTTTGGCTTTGCTTTTACTAACCATTCGCCATTGTGTATTATTCCACTGGTACTACTAGTAGGACCGTCATAAAACTCGCCGTCCATTTTATAACAATTGTCAACTGTTACTATAGGAATTCTATATCTTGATGCCATCCAAAGATGCATATCTGAAAACTTTCTTAAATTTTTATTTGCTTCTTCGTCTCCAGCTTCTTGACCACGAAATCCGTTACTGGCATGAAATATTACATCAACATTAGAGTTGGTATAATAAAATAAATCTCTAATTAAAATTTGTGTGTCGTCCCGCTGGCCCCACATGTCATTACATATCAAAGATCCAATATTAAATTTATAGGATCCGGTTGTTTGAAGTCCTTCAGCTTTTATAATTTCAGGACCGCTACCAGGGTATGAATGTTCGCCTGGTATTGTCATTTGTTTATTATACTCGCCAATAGAAAATCCAGTATCATCGTAGTATTGAATTTGACTGCGTTTAACTTTTCCAAAATCTACTTCTTTAATAATTTCTGTTCCTAATGCTAGACATACTGATTTGCTTGTTGCATAAGATACTACATCTTGTAATAAACTTTCGATATTGCTAGTTTCGAGATCTCTGTAGGTGTTAAGATATCCACTTAATGATCCTTCGGGAGTTAACAAGTAATTTACTTGGTTTTTTCCTGCCCAATCGAGTGCAGTTTTAATGTGCTCGACATTTTGAGTCATACTAGAAGTTACGGGAATTTGTGCTGCACCAATTCTAATCATTTTTAATTTCTCCCAATTGCTGAAACATCTTAGTTGCAAAGTCAAAACACAACTTTGCTTCGTCTGCCATACTATCATCTAGTCTTGCACGTACTAGCTCTTTGAGTTCATCATGATCTCGATCAAACTTATACATGCGGCCTTCTCCGGGAACACGTTTAGCAATCATTTGTCCGCCGCTTAGGTCTCCCATGTGTCTTACGTACACATGTGCCATCAGCTTGTCTGCATCGTCTTTGATACTCATCAAATGATCCATGTAATCTTTTACAACAGGCATCAATGGAGGTTGATTAGCATTTGCTTCGCCCCACAGTTCTTGATAGTCTTCATGTATGCTAGGTGCTCTGCGCAGTTCGGGCATTCCATCAAACAGTCCATGCATCATTGACAGCATTTCTAGCATGTTGTATTGTGGATGTTGATTGAAAAGATAACATGCGTAACGTTCTACACTTATCTGTGGCTCTTTGGCGAACATTTCTTTTACAAATGATTGTCTTTCTGCATTTTTATGATGTTCCCATGTAAGGTCTTTTAAATTACTCATTCCGATTCTTCTACTTTCACTTGTAAGGAAAATCCGTGATTACGACTGGCATTAATTGCTTCGTTACTTTTTTGCTCTGCTATCTCGTACTTATACGTACCAACAACAGCCGATCCTTCATTATGAATACTCATTGTTAAAGATTCTGCATTTACATCAGTGTGTTTAAAAATTTGTTTAAGTACACCGATAACCCATTCTACAGGAGTAGTGTCATCATTGAGCATAATAACATTATAATTACTCGGCTCTTTAACTGTTTGTTTGATCTTTTCGTCAATTATGACGTCTGTATCTGTACTCATTCTTATCTCCTAAAATAAATTGGGGAAGCTGTTACACTTCCCCAAAGACTGCTTACTCGCTGTCAGTGTCAATTGCTTCTTGAACGTGTCCGTTCCAGTCTTTGATTGCAATCTTCTTGGGCTGCAATTCTTCTGGAACTTCACGCTTGAGATGAATGTTCAGCATGCCATGCTCAAGGCCTGCGCTTTCAACTTCAACGTGATCAGCAAGTGTAAACTCTCTACGGAAGTTGCGCTCTGCAATTCCTTTGTGCAAATAGTTTACATGTTCTCCACCCTTAGGCGAAGTACCTTCTACACGTAGGATGTTACCGTCTTTGGTAATGTCCAAGTTATCCATGCCGAGGCCAGCGACAGCAAGTGTAATCATAAACTCGTCTTCGTTGATCTGTGCAATGTTGTATGGTGGGTAACCTTGTGATTGACTGTTAGTAAACTGTCTGTCCAGTTCGTTAAATAGTCTGTCAAATCCTACAGTTGATCTGTGGAATGAAGGTAGGTCTAGAGTTGTTAGTCTTGTCATTTGTTTTCTCCTTATAAAGCAAGATTAAAAAGTGCAACCCTTTCGGCGTTGCACTTTTATTTATCATTGAGGTATTACATCATACCCATGCCTGGATTCATTCCAGCTGTTGCATCTTCTTTCTGCGGAATGTCTGTAATAGCACACTCTGAAGTAAGAAGTAAACTTGCAACACTCGCAGCATTTACTAGTGCTGTCTTAGTAACTTTAGTTGGATCAATAATACCCAACTCAATCATGTCACCGTACACACCGTTTGCTGCGTTATAGCCATAGTTGCCAGTACCAGCTAAAATATTAGCTACAACTACGTCTGCACTGTCGCCTGCGTTTGCAGTAATCTGACGCAATGGTGATTCAACTGCACGAAGTACAATATCAATACCTGCATCTTGATCAGCGTTTGAGCCTTCAATAGTGCCTACATTCTGTTTAGCACGTAGTAGAGCTACGCCGCCACCTGCTACAATACCATCTTCAACTGCTGCACGAGTTGCGTGAAGTGCATCGTCAATACGATCCTTCTTCTCTTTCATTTCAACTTCAGTTGCAGCACCCACTTTGATTACAGCTACACCGCCGTCTAGTTTAGCAAGACGCTCTTGCAGTTTCTCTTTGTCGTAATCGCTTTCAGTAGTTTCCAACTGTGTATTGATAGTTGCAATACGATCTGCAATTGCTTCTTTAGTGCCTGCGCCGTCGACAACAATAGTGTTGTCTTTGCTTACTTCAACACGAGCAGCACTGCCGAGATGTTCTGCTGTTACTTTTTCAAGTGTAAGACCTAAGTCTTCTGAGATAACAGTTGCACCTGTTAGTGTAGCAATGTCTTGCAGCATTTCTTTGCGACGATCTCCAAAGCCGGGTGCTTTAACTGCACACGCTTTGACTACGCCGCGAGCACTGTTGACTACTAGTGTTGCTAGTGCTTCGCCTTCGATGTCTTCTGCAATGATAAGAATAGGCTTGCTTGCTTGTGCTACTGCTTCAAGTACTGGTACTAAGTCACGAATGTTGGTTACTTTCTTTTCAACAATCAAAACATATGCATCTTCAAGTTCTACTACTTGACGTTCTTGATTGTTAATAAAGTAAGGGCTTAGGTAACCACGATCAAACTGCATACCTTCTACTACGTCTAGTTCGTCTTCTAGACCCTTGCCTGACTCAACAGTAATAACACCGTTCTTGCCAACACGATCCATTGCTTCTGCAATGATGTCGCCAATAGTTGTGTCGCTGTTTGCTGAGATTGAACCTACTTGTGCAATTTCATTTTGTGTTGCACAAGGCTTAGACAGTGCATCGAGCTCTGTTACTAGAGCAGTAGTTGCCTTATCAATGCCACGCTTGAGATCCATTGGATTCATTCCGGCAGTTACATACTTCATACCTTCTGTAACAATGCCTTGTGCAAGTACAGTTGCAGTTGTAGTACCATCGCCTGCGTTGTCTGCTGTGCGACTTGCTACTTCTTTAACCATCTGCGCACCCATGTTCTCAAGTGCATCTTCAAGTTCAATTTCTTTTGCCACGCTTACACCATCTTTGGTAATAGTCGGGCCGCCAAACGGCTTTTGAATTACTACGTTGCGTCCTTTAGGACCTAGTGTTACACGTACTGCATTTGCAAGTGTGTTTACACCTGCTACTAGTTTGGCACGGCCTTCCGCACCGAATGTTACATTCTTCGCTGTCATTGTTTTCTCCTTATTCTACGATTGCTAAAATTTGATCTTCTGTAAGAATTAAATATTCTTCATTGTCTTCTGTTACTGTTTGTCCAGCGCCTTTGACATACATCACTGTATTGCCTTGGCTTACAACTAGTGGTACAATAGTACCATCTTCAGCAACTCGTCCAGTGCCCGCACTTACAACAGTGCCTTTTACTGGTCCTTCTTTAGCATTGTCTGGAATATATAAACCGCCAGCAGTTTTAGTTTCTGCGTCAGCTGGTTTAACGAGAATACGATCTCGAATTGGATTTATCTTCATTCTATTTCTCCTTGTTAAGCAAGATTGTTTGGAACCCGTCTGGCGTTCCGTCTTTATTTATTATTATTCGCATAAACAGCATTAAATTGCTGTGTACAACGAACAAAGGTTGTGCATTTGCTAAGTTGCTTGAGCTTCATAGCGCCTGCGTATGTACAAGTTGATCGAATACCTCCGAGCAAGTCTTGTACGGTAGTAGCCACTGCTCCGCGATAGGGAACAAGTACTTCTCTACCTTCTGACGAACGATAATCTTTCAATCCGCCAAAATGCTTTGTGTTTGCGGCATCACTACTCATACCGTAGAACTGCACAAACTCTTTTGTTTCTACATATTGTTCAGTGTATCCTGATTTTTCGCTTAATTCGTTTGTTAGGTAACTTTTTGTAATTACTTTGCCACCGCCTTCGTCGTGTCCTGCTAGCATACCGCCTAGCATTACAAAGTCAGCGCCAGCTGCAAAGGCTTTAGCCACGTCCCCAGGACAAGTGCAACCACCATCAGCAATGATATGTCCGCCAAGACCGTGCGCCGCGTCTGCACACTCGATAACTGCTGACAGTTGCGGATATCCCACCCCAGTTTGAATACGAGTAGTACAAACACTACCAGGGCCAATACCCACTTTAACAATATCGGCTCCAGCAAGAATAAGTTCCTCCGTCATTTCGCCTGTAACAACATTACCTGCGATGATTACAATGTGTGGGAAGCGTTTGCGCACTTCACGTACTCGATCTGCAAAGTGTTCTGAATATCCATTTGCAATATCCATACACACGTATTTTAGATTGTCTTCGCACTTCTCAGACACAGCACACAACTTTTCAAAGTCTGCTTCGCTTGTGCCAATGCTCATAGCTACATAGTCTGTGCGATTGAGTCCGTCACCGTAGAAATAATCAATAAGTTCTTCCGCAGTGTATGTTTTAACTAGACAAGTAAAGATGCCTTGAGCGCCTAGTGTGTCTGCCATTTCAAACGTACCAACGCCATCCATGTTAGCAGCCATAATAGGAATACCTTCATAGTGATCATCTTTGATATTTTGTGGAAACGGCGGCTCATAGTTGCGAAATGTGAACTTACGCTCAAGTCGCACTTGAGAGCGACTTTTAAGAGTACTACGCTTGGGACGAATTAGTACGTCTTTGTAATCCAATCGAACTTCATTATCAATGCGCATTACAGCCTCTTAAAAATTACGGGTTGTGTTGATATCGTCTTTAGCTTGCTTTTTAAGCCAACGAGCTCGTCCAGCTTTTTTTGCCTTTGCACGTTTAACACTAGGTTTTTCGTAAAATTCTCTATTTCGAAGCTCTTGTAAAATACCGTCTTCTGCAACTTTCTTTTTAAATTTGCGTAGTGCAAAATTAACATCGTTGTTGCGCACTTCGACACTCAGTCCTCGACGTTCTTGATTATTATTCTGTCTCAAAATTATCTCCTATATTAGACAAAAAATCTAAGTTATAAACTTTATTATTACTTAAACTATTATATACTGAATCTTGGCTGTTTGTCAACCAATATGTCTTGTTTTTAGCTATCATATAGCTTAAAAGGTCTCTGGCCCAGGGTGATGTATTATCTATATCTACTATTGTTGTGTCACACTGTTTAAAGACATTTAACAGCCATTCAACTTCTTTTTTATCATACACAGGTTTATCATAAACGTATATATTAACATCTACTTCTATGTTAGTTAAAAAGTTGTTTTGGAGTTCATCTTGTATCTGCTTGCTAGGATACACCAACAACAGTTGAAGACTGTCGTTGAATAGCATATCTGGTGCAGTGACTATATTAATTTTGTTCACTTAGGACCTATTTGTTAGATAGTTTGTTAAACAATGTATTGTCGCTTTGCTCTGCATTTTGCCGATAACCTTCTTGTGTATTGTAGTTATCATCAATTACTGCTGTTTCCCATGGAAGTGAGTTTATTTCTCCAGATTCAAAAGCATGTCGCCACGCTGCTCTGTCTTCAGTTGGATTTCTAGCTTCCCAATCTGCCCGGGCAGTCACCCAAGAATCGTCTTGCTCCTGTTTACTATAGTATTTGCTATTTGGATTTAATTCTTCCGGTAACTCTGACTCTACTTTTTTTTTAGGTTTTTGGAGCTCTTCTGGGTAGAACATTCTGTTCTTGGTATCAGGAATAACGCCTACTTTTTTTGGAGGCTCATCAGCTTGTATTTCTGTTGGTTCCAATTCTGTATCATCTGCATCTGCCACGGCAGTATCTGTTTCTGATACAATGTCTCTGCTAGCATCATCTGCTGTAGTGCTATCTGCTGTAATATATGACTGTATGTATTCATCTAACTCTCCTCTTCCGGGTTGTTCCACTCTGTCGGGATCGTCTCCTCCATCGTGTCCGGCTCCAGATGGTTGATCATCTCTTTCAACTGTTCTGATGTCATCGCTGGCTTTGCTGGAACTATCTCTTGCGTCTGTTCCACTTCCGTCGGCGGTGTCTTGATCTTGTTTCCCATCATCAGGTCTATTAATGACGTCATCTACTTCTTCCTTTTGTTCGGCAGTCGCACTGACATCTGTATTGCTACTATCCTCAGGTAGAGGATTATCAAATGTAACTCCAGGATTGTCAACTATTGCTTGTGCTCTTGCTCGTTCGTATTCAGCTCTCTCGAGCCGAAGACGTTCACCGTCATCATCTTCAAGTTCTTTCTTGCGGAACTCAAAAGTATACTGTGCGGCTATTAATAATAGGACTGCGAGTGGATCAAACACAAAGATAATAATAATTATTACCCAACGCACAGCTTCTTCCAGCATGTTGCCATCTGCTGCTTCGCCATATACGAATTCAGCAATGTATTTGATAGGTCCTACTTCTGCTTCTAGTTTGCGATATTCTGCTTCTAGTTTAATCTTTTCTTCTGTGAGTGTGTCAATTTCTGTGTTAGCAGTTCTAATACGATTTTGTTGTTCGTCTATGTCTGCTTCAAGTTCTTGTGCATTGCCTACATCGCCCAGTTGACTGCGTAGACGTTCAATTAGTGTTTGTGACTGTGCTACTTGTGACTCTGCACTTTCACGTAGTCTCTGTATTTCATCTCTTGCTGTTTTAATAACAGGGGACTCTGTTTGACGCACTTCGTCAATCTTAGCAAGCATTGCAAGCTCGCGATCTTTGAGTGCAGGAATTTGTACTGTGCGAATGTCTTTGACTACATCTGCTAAACGTATACGCTCTGCATCAACTGTAGCTGTTGCATCCTTGCGCACCTGTGCTACTTCACCTTGTATTTGTGTGATGCGCTCACGCTGTCCACTTACCCAAGCTGCTAGTGCTGTTCTAGTGTTGCCGCCAAACAAGCCATCACTTGACACGCCTATAATTGCTTGTCCTGCTCTAACCTGTTGTTGCTCGCCACTATTGATTTGATTGGTTACACGAATGATTTCTTCTTCAAGACTGGCAATCTGTGCAAGCAATGGTTCTACTGCACTGTTGTCTGTGTCAAGTTCTGTGATACTTGTTTCGTATTCTTTTGCACTAGACTCTAGTCTTAGCACTTCTGCTTGTATACTAGCAAGTTGATCTTCATATGGCTTTGTGCGTGTTGCATCATCTGTTCTTGCATCTGAAATAATTTGATTCTGCTGTTGTATAGCAGGTTGGATACGTTCAAATGCACGATCAATACGAGTTTGCTCTTTGTCAATTTGTGCTTGTATAGTTGCGTCAGCGCCTGTTTCACTGTTTTCCAACTGTGCAATGCGTGTGTTTGCACGAGTAACAATAGCGTTCTGTCTAGCAATTTCATCTGTAATACTTTCTACTCTTGCTACACTTTCTTCACTGGCACTTGTTTGTTCAATGTGTGCTTTGCTTAGAAAGCCAAAGATGCCCATGCTTGTAATAAACATAAGCACCACTACAGCCACGCTTAGATACGTTTTAAGCCACCATGTAGCTTGCTTCCAGTACTTGTGTAACCACACTGCGGTTACAAGTTTTGCTATTTCTAATGTGCCGCCCATAATCATAATGGGTAGAGCTGCTGCCGCAAAGATTGCTACCAATCCTGCGACAGAGTAATATATTGCCACTGCACTGATACATAGAGCAGTGATAAGAGTAAGTATTCCAAATATCATATATTATTTAACCCATTCTGTCTGGTATATTAAGCACTATTATTACTGATTCCAACGATAAAACTTATGATCGCCGATTGTGCCTGTTAAATCGAAGCTACGTGCCCAGCGAGGATTTACATAGTGTGCATGATAGTGTGTTGCACCTTCTGTAATGCCACGATATTTACCATAAAGTATCATAGACAGTGCAAGTTCTTGTGCCTTAACCCAGCTGTCTGTGTCTGTGGGCCAGTCGCTCTTGCCATCGCAGTACCACGAGAACTGACACGCATTGCGTTTCATAGCACCAGAAGATGTTTTCTTACCTTGCTGTACTACTGCGCAAATTGTATTAGGATAACGTGTGTCTTGTACACGATTGATAACTACATCAGATACTGCTGCTGCGTCCGCTAAACTACTGCCGCGAGCTTCGTAGTAGATGTTCTGTGCCAAGCACCATGCTTGCGGATCATCGTCTGCTGTGAACAACCCTTTTGCTTGTGCTGTGCTTGCAATAAACACTGCAATGCTGCCAATAAGAATGCCTTTGAGTACTGCCTCAATATAATTTTTCATTGTGTTGCCTTTGATTAGTTGCGGCGCATCTGCGCAATTTCTTTGGCTTCTTCTTTGTTATCTGCAAAGATAGGAACCATATTTGATTTGTGCATCGTCGCTATTCCGAGGAGTTGTCTTTCTCCTGAGTAGGTTTGGACTTCTTTTTTGGGGGCGTAGCCTGGGATTTCGTTTGACGTTTTGAGGCTTCGATATGTCGTTGTGTCGCGGACATTCGGTTGGGTTTGCGCATAGGGTTTAAACTCCTTATCTTCCTTGCGTTTAGGTTTATACTGCCCACGGGTGTATGCAACATAATCATCAAACTCGTTAAACTGTAGGCTATGATTGTTATTGCGGCGCATACGCTTGTTGTACTGACGCCATTCAAGTTGAAGACGATCCATGTCTTTCTTGTTTAGTTTCTTTGCTTTAGGTTTTTTAGTATTAAGAGTGCTCATGCCTCTTACTAATGACATAGTCATAAAAAACTCCTGCTTTGTTACTGTCTATACAGTATAGCAGGAGTTTAGTGAGCTGTCAACCTTTTAACTTAAAATTCATGCTGATTACTATACGTAGCTCATCTGTGCAGTTCTTTGTTACAAAATGCGGCATAGTACTGTCAAACATAGCATAATGTCCTTGTTGCGGTTCTATATCGTGCTGTTCAACTATGTAAGGATTTGGCTTGTATTGAAATACAAAGTTGCCGCTGTCTTTGGGACACTGTACCCAAAATGCTGCACTTACATGTGCGCCTTCAGAATAGTTCTCTGAGCTTTCATGGCTGTGTAAATTGGTCATTTCGCTACGACTGTGTACTACTGCCCATGCTGCTGTGTTAGGATCAGTGTCTGTCATGCTACTGTTCCAGCATAGTTCTATTTCATTGCCAGAATATTCATGCCACGCGGCGCACAATTCTTTTGCTAACTTTTGTATTTCTGAATTAAATTCTATGCGTATGTCTTCATTGCGTATACTTGCTGCATGTTTAGACATAGTTTTGTTTGCATGATACTTTTCAAGTACCATATCAGTAATAGATTGTATGTCTATTGTTTCAAATTTACCAGTGATGTATTCGCATTTGTAGAGTGTTTCTACTTGCATCTGTTATTGCCTTTGCAATCTAAGTTCTTGTAATTCTTGTTCAAGCTGTTGCACTCTTAGCTTTAATAATGCCAATTCTGTATGTGCTTCTTGTACTTGTGGACTGTTGATTTTTTGTGCAAGTGTTTGAATATGCATGGTGTGTTTTTCAAGTTCACCTTGCACATCATCCATATTACTTTCAACATGGAAAACCAGTCCAGCAGCAGAGACAACAGCAAACAGGATTGCTCCAGCAGTTTTTAAACTTATTTGTAATTCTGTGTCTTCACTGACTTGGACTGGTTTAGCCATAGTTTATTTCCTTAGTGTAGCTTTGGCAACTTGTTATAATCTACTTGATAGTAGCCATTTGTATGTACACTTACTGCTGCTGCATAATCTGTATCCAGTAGTTCTTGTGCCATAACACCCGTGTGTTCTACGCTTGATCCCAAGTAGTTGTAGGTGTATGTGTTGATACCTGCCACTGTGCCTACAAATTCAACATTCTCTTTTAGACGCACGTCTGAGAAAAACTTCTTGGTTGCTTTCCAAGCATCCTTGCCTGCTTTTGCAGTTGCATTAGCTGCATCTTCTGCTGCCTTTGCTGCTGCGTTGGCTGCATCTGTGATTGCTTTTTCTGCACTGTTGATTGCTTTGTTGCATTCGTTGATAGCACTGTCACAAGCTTTGATAGCACTGTTGCAGGCATTAATAGTCTGCTGTGCTGCCTGTGAATTTGCCAATGCATTTGCACTCGATACAGTCCAGTTGGCAACTTGGTTGGCTGCATCTGTTACTGCATTGGCACAATCGTTAACTGCATCTTCTGCTGCCTTTGTTGCTTTTTTAGTTTCGTTATATGCATCGTTAGCAACTTTTGCTGTTTGGTTTGCAACTTTAAGTGCATCGTCTGCAACTTTAATTGCATCTTCTTGTGCTTTGTCAATTTCACCAGTGATATAATCACAGGCTTCTTCCATGCTCTTGCCTGCATGCATCATTGCATTTGCACCGTCAATTAGCGGACCAATGTCAACATCTACATTTACATCAACGTCTAATCCAACTAATAATGCTGCCTCACCGTCAATGCCAAACGAAATTGTGTCATCTTCGTATGTTGCATGTGCTGAACCTTGTGCGCCAACTTGTGCGCCAATACTTGCTCCTGCGCTGCCGCTTACTTCTGCACCACCCAAGTGTGCTGAACCGCTTGCATCAGCGCCTACTCCTGCACCAGCAATTGCTCCTGCGCCTACATCTACACCATGCTCGCCTACACTTGCATGTGCGCCTGCTTCTGCATATGCTTCTGCGTGTACGTTTGCTTGACCTTCAGCGCCTGCATCTACTTTTACATCTCCTAACGGTGTTTCAAGTCCCGCACTTGCATCTACTGATCCACTTGCACCAGCTTCTGCTCTTGCACTTGCTCCTGCATTTACTGCTGCTGTTGCATCACTGCCGTCCCATCCTGCACTACCTTCAACGTGTGCTTCTGCTTCTGCACTTGCGTGTGCTTCTGCTGAACCACTTGCGTCTGCTACTGCATCTACACCAGGTACAATCTCTTGTTTAGCATGTGCTTCGCCGCTTGCTTCTGCGCCTGCTTCTACTTTTGCATGCACTTCTGCGCCTGCTGCAACACTTGTGTCTGTTACTTCATAGCCTGCACTTGCACCTGCTTCGTAACCTGCATGTGCGCCTGCACTACCACTTGCTCCTGCGTTGTCGTTTCCCACAGAACCTGAAGTTTGAACTGCAACTTCATCTACTACTTCAATATTGTACTGCGGCTTAGATACTTGCTGTACCATGTCTGCTGACTTTTGTACTTCAGCTTGTGCTGCATCGTAATTATCAGCTGCTTCTTTTTCTGCTGCATGAGCTGCGTCTAAATCAGCTTGTGCTTTATCAGCGTCTGCTTCAGCTTGTGCTTGCTTTTGCTTTGCAGCTTCTGCTTCTTTGTCTGCGTTAGCTTTAGCAGCGTCAGCATTTTGCTTGTCAATTTCAGCTTGGTGCTTTTGGTTTGACTTGGCATTCTTTTCATTCTGCTGCTGCTGTTTTTTTGCTTCAGCATTAGCTTTATCTTGTTCATGACTCATTACAGCGTCTCCTTTTGGTTTATAATGTAGTTATAAAAAAAAGGACCCTTGCGGATCCTTTTGTGGTTATTTTTCTTCTCTAGTTAGTTCAGCTAACCTTTCAGCAGATATTCTTAGATTTTGTGCTGCTCTAAGATTCTTTTCTGCTTCTTCTTTTCTTGACATCTCTTGCAAGAATATAACCAACTCACCGTCAGTCATTAGTCCTTGCCTTCCATTAGCGCAACGGCTTCGTCATAGTCCGCTTGACTTACAACACCTTCACGAAGTAGTTTCATTCTGTTGGCCATGTGCTTGGTTTGAATTTCTTCTTTTGACCCGCCAAAGTATGCTACACAATGCCCTTCTTCAATCATTATGTCTGTGACCAGTTTGCCATCTGGAGCACGGAAGTCTCCTAGGATACGTCCAAACTTGCCTTTCATATCTTCGCCATGTTTGTTTTCTGTAGTGATTAGTTTGCCGCCATTTTCCAATAGTTCTTTCAATCTATTTTTAGCTGCTGTACCAAATACTTTTTCCACTTTGTCACTGGTGCGTGACTCTGGTGTGTCAATACCCATAATGCGTACACGCTCGTCTTTTAGCCATACGCCAAAGCCTAGGTCGATGTCTACATCAACAGTATCTCCGTCTACGCATTTAAGTAATACTACGTCATATTCGTTTTGTGTTTGCATTTTAGCCCTCCGTTATAATGCATTATTCTGTTATGTTAAACTTCAAATTCTCATGATCTGGATAGTTAACAACCACTGCCCCCTCTGGACATTGATAATCTATGTGTGCTAATAATGTTGCTTCACCTGGCTTTATCACATCTCTGTGTTCTTTATCAATAGTAAATGTAAACCCAAACTTATCTACTTTGTCACTTGCAGGTCCGCTAAACTTAGTCAGACCTGGTGTTGCCAAGTGGACCATATACTTGCTGTCTTTGACTTCAAGCCTAAAGCCCTCAACCTTACAATCATCTCTATGCTTTTCTCTCGCAACAATAACATCAAAGGTGCTGTCTACAGGACCGTCTGTGATTTCAAAATGTTCTGGAGCCCATGTTAAGATATCTTTACTCTCTAACTTATCCCATAAAGTGTAACCCCCACCAATCAATGCAAATGTAGCAGTTACTACCCCTATGCCCTTGGTGATGTTTTCTACGTCAACTACCCACATAAAACATCCCTCTTAGTTATGTACTATGTTTATTTATCAAGAATAAAGGGCGATGTTGCCACCGCCCTTGTTGCCGTAATTTACGTTAGTTTAACTTAGAAGTTAAATGCTAGTCCTGCTGTAGGAGCAAACTCTTCTGTGTCAACGTTGTAGTTAGCACCTGCTGTAAATGTTGCACCACCTACTGCTGTTTCGTACTCACCACCGATGTTTTGTAGCATGTCTGCGTCATCACCGTTTAGGTATGCTGTGATACCGTATGCTGTTGCTACAGTTTCAAAGCCAAGTGTTTCTGCGTCTACATCATATGTCATTGCACCGCCTAGACCTACGCCTGCTAGTTCAATGCCACCAACGCCTGCACCTAGTACAGTGTTTTCACTGTCCAAGTTATAGTCTGCTGCTGCTGTGATATCCATTGCACCCATGTTTAATGTGTATGCACCTTGTACATTGCTGATGTCTGTGATGTCTGTGTTCCAGTCTGTGAAGCCTAGTGCTACTGTTGCTGCACCAGTTGTTACTGCTAATGACTCTGTCATTGCTGGTGCTGCAAGTGTTTGCTCACCTTCTGCACCTGGCATTACACCATTGTCTGTGCCGAACGCTACGCCTAGTGCGCCTACAGTTGTACCAACTGTCCAGTCTGCTAGTGATCCGTTGCCTGCTTCGTTAACTTCGAAGTCTAGGTCAACTGTTGCAAGACCTTGCATATCAACACCTAAGTCGATACCCATTGTGCCTGCCATATCGCCTGCTGCTGTTTCAGCAAAGTCTAGTGCAACTTCACCTGAAATTACTGGACCATATGTCATTGTTGTTGCATCCTCAGATAGTGCTGCTGATGCTGTCATAGCCAAAGCGGCTACTGTTGTAATAAATACATTACGCATTATAAAAACCTTTCTTATTTTTATTGTAGTGTCGTAAAAAAGGGCAAGCTCACAACTTGCCCTTTCATACTATTAATTATATGTTCTGCTTGCTATTTGTCGACTGTTAAGAGCGAATTTAGCAACTGTTGACATATTATTATCATTAGTGTTGCACCATTGCAACAGTCTAATTACAGATTAGCCAATAGTTCTTTTAGTTTTTTCTTTGACTTGCCACGCACTTTAGCGTCTTTGATAGCATCGACACCTTCTTGTGTAAGTTCACCTACAACAACAATACCAATCATACCCATTGTTGCGTGTGGTGTACACACATATACATACACACCTGGTGTGTCAAATGACAGTGTTATATCTTTTGATACTTTTGATTTACCCGGAAGTTTAACACCGTCTGGTCCATCAATCATTTGTACATTGTGACCTTTGTCTGTTGCTAACCAAGTTACACTTTCACCCACATCAATGGTTACAATCTCTTGCGAGAAAACCATTTTGCGTTTTTTGTCGTCTGGGTCTTTGTTCCACATTTCTAGTGTAACATCTTCTGCAAAGGCACTTGTTGCCATTGCCATTAATAGTCCAATAGTCGTTAGTAGTCTTGCCATATTATGTTCCTTTCGTATATGGTTATCCGCCACCTTGAAAGCGGTCGTCTTTGGGCTTGTACCAATTCTTTTGATTGTGTATTCTGCCCAGTAGTTCTTGTATCTCATGCATTTCAGCACGAGATTGTTCTGATACTTCGCCTTGAGCAATAGCCAAACCTCTGCGTCCAGCCTTTGCTCTTAGTGCTGATTCTATAACCTCAATGTCTCTTACTGTAAGTTCAAAGTTGTTGTTTGGTTTCATTCGCTTAAACCAAAACATGGCATATGAATTGCTTGCTTGCAGTTACTAGCATATTCATCTACACCCAAGGTGAGTATAGTTATGCCAATGGGTACTACTGTAAACATCAGAATTATAACGAAAAATGATAGTGCTAGTCCTTTAAACATTATACATGTTCTCCATTTGCTGCTCGGCCGTTGTATTTCTGACCGGATTTGATAAGTCGGTTGATTGATTCTGGATTGTTTTCTGCTTGACGGAATGTCATTGCTGTGATTGTAACTCCACTGATTAATACCATATGAAATACTGCACTAATGCCAAACGCTATATAGCTGCCAATCATCACAGCAAACAAGCCGCTCCAGATAAAGAATAGACTCTGGAAGATCATATGTGCTACCATAGGGTCTAAGTTGCGTAGTGGTGATTTTTCAACTGTCATTACGCTGTCCCACATGTCTTTGGGAATAGCAGCTAGTGTTGAAATAGTAGTTACCCATCCAATGGGCTTTGGTGTGGTGTTCATAACAAAATCCTTTTGTCTCTGTGTGTATATTAATTTAGCATGGTTATGCCAAGAAGTCAATAATATTAAGTGCGCTATAATGTAGCAGTGAAAAAGAAAGCACCCGAAGGTGCTTTCTTGCTATGTTTGGTAACAGGGTCTAGCTACCCCGTAGCTGCCCTTAGGCTGCTAATGCTATATTTGCGTTTGCAATTATAAAGTTTGTTCGCGGTAACGGCGCTTACATCCCGGTAACTCCACGCATCTATCCTGCCTGTCGATCCTAGTTCATCCCCATCAAATTTACTCTACAAAGTAAATTATCAGTTTTTACTCTACAGAGTAAATTTGGTGGAGATGCGCGGTACTGCCCCGCGGTCCAGTTCAGTCGTCAAATTGCTTCAACATTACAAGTATATTTATAGCACGTTTAGCCAAACATGTCAAGTTCTTTTTCTGCTTTGGTTGTTACTTTTTTGTTAGGGTCTACAAGTTTGCGTAGCCAACTGTCAGCAATGTATGCTTTAGGCGATGGGCCTAACTGTATGTTTAGATCCTCTGCTTCAATCCACCAGTAGTGATCGTGAACGAGGCAGGTGCAGGTCATTCCATGTGCTTCAAACTGTTCGTCCTTTTCAAACTTGCCAATATATTCTGCTACATTAACAATTCTGCCTACGTTACTTGGATTGATTGAAAATACTATTACGGCTTTATCGCCTTCACTTACGTTCATTCTTCTTTCTTCTTTGGCTTGCGTCCGTAAAAGCCGCCTTTGACTTCTAGGTTTTCTGTTCGTGCAAATGGCTCGCACTGTTGAATCTTGCCGCCTTTGGCTAGAAATTCTTCTACTGCTTTTTTTGATTCGTCATCTGTTTCGCGTGGTGTTGGATTCATAGTCCTATCAGTCCCCATCCGTGATTTGCAATTGCGTTTAGTATAATAAAAAGACCAACAAGTACTTCAAACAAAACTATAACAGTTCTAATCAAAGCGACTTTGTCAGCCTTTTTATCTTCGTCAAAGGCCTTACTCCCTAAGGCTTTAGCCCAGACTGTCCACATTACATATTGTTCTTGCGTTCTTGAATCTCTGCACGGCGAGACTTTGTCAGTTTGCCAAGGTCACCTAATGCACCACGTGCTCGTGTTGCCGCTGCTTTAACGTTTTTGGTTTCCCAAGCTTCGTGTTCAGCTAGGTAAGCATTAAATGCTTCTACAATTTGTTCATGTTGTGTTTTATCACTCATATTTTTCTCCTGTAATATGTTCATAAATTTCTTTCCAGTTCTTTACTCGAACTGCTTTACCCGAGTAATCACGATTGTGCTCGTGATCAACTAGTATACTGTTTAGTCCAACAGCACGACCGACACTAGCATTTTCTGGTTTGTCTTCAATCCAGTAGCATCCAGTGTCGCGATACTGTTCAAGCACTTCGTCTTTGTCTGCACCAGTGTCTAGATAAATGTATTTTTCAAATACGCTGTCTCCAAACATTTCACGCAAGTTCTTTGTACGCAAGTGCTGAGAGTAATCATCGTTGCTCAAACTAGTAATAGCATGAAATACATAACCATGTTCTGCATGAAGTTTTTTAACATAATGGATAGCATCACGCAATGGCGGAAGTTTGCGAATCCACGCACTTTCGTTGAACATGCGTATTAGACGAAATGCTTCGTCATTGTCCATATCATACATTGCTGCAATTGAATACTGACGAGTTTTGTTTTTTACGTACCCGTGTCGCTTCATCCATTGATCAAACGCATATTCCCAATCGAATAAAACGCCATCACAATCTGTTAAAATACATTTTTCTTTCATAACTTGCCTCTTTGTTTGCCTTATTATATTACTAATATAGCATAAGAATTAAGTTATGTCAAGTATTTTTTAATTTAAGATACATATAATCTGCAATTTGCTGATTTCCAATTTTATCAGGATGACCATTGTTATCGTCTGCATTAGAAAACATGTTGTTAATATTAGATAGCCAAATATCTTCTTTACACAGCCAATTAAAATTTTTATTGAGAAACGTCTCATTTTGTTTAAAAGAAGTAGGCATAATAAATGAAATTAGTTTATAGTTGATTTTATTTTTTTCTAGTAAAAAAGAAAGTTGTGATAATTGACGTATATATTGTAAATATTCAGCTTCTTCTGTATAATTTACTAGGTTACTACGCAATTTATCCATACCTATTTCTGTTATTTGTTTGGTATTTTTTTCTCCTATACTAGGTATGACAGGGAGGGTTGCACGTTGGTTTAAGTTGTTCATAACCACTCTTGTCCAGTCTACTGAATCCGGAAATTCAAATCTAAAAGGAGATGTTACTTGTATCAACACCAATAAATCTTCGAATGGAATTGTGGTGTTTGAAATAAAATTTTGTATTTTTCTAAATGATCTTTGATTGGATCCGCCTTGTTTACCTTCATTAATTACACTGTAATTTAGCTTTCCTGCCAGCAAACTTGGCCACAATTTGTTTTCTGGCACGTTTTGATCAAATTTTGTAAAACTACATCCTACTGTGTATAACGTTTTCATTCTATGCGTCATCATTAATTACATTGTATATCCGTTTGATTGTAGTACAGATTTATATTGTGCATATTGACTTGTTCTACTACCGTTTGGACCCCATTGACGTTTGCCGCCGATGTCAACGTGCATAAAACTATTGTAGCAACCTATGCCCGTAAATCCTGCATCAATTGCTTTCTGTATCATGTCTACACGCCCTTGTATGCTAGATGTTCCCCATTGTATGTCGATTGCTTTGCGCTGTGTATGCATACTCTTTTTTGCTCCGCCTACACTAGAGTTGTATGCAGGAGAACGATAAGCACTGTTTAATGTAATAACACGACCTAATGATTTTGCAAGATTTTCTGCATTTGTCCATACTTGAGGTAACACTCTTGGATTTACATGAGGCTGAACATTGATCCATTCCGAAGTTGGACGAGGTATATCTGAATCCTCTGTAGCATCTTCTCCTGTTGCCGAATCGCTGCCAGGCGCGCCAACTGCACCTTCTGCACCTGTTACTGGACTTGAACCGCCTGGTGTGCCGCCGCCGAAGGATTCTAGTGCCTCCATAGTGTCAGGATCCTGTCCAGCTGCTAATTCAGCTGCTCTTCCTGACAGAATAGATCTTGCCTGTGCATCGTCAATACCTACAGTATCTTCAAGACCGAGTGCATCTGCGACAGCCCCGCCAAGTGTTGGTCCGCCGTTTGCAAAAACGTTTTCTGATCCGCCAACTGCTCCATCGCCGTCGCTGTCAGTGTCGCCTACTCTGTGTACTCTTGGCATCTAATTCTCCTATAACTCAATTCTACGTGTCGAAGTAAAGGAATATCCGTCTTCATCAACACCTGTGCTTGTTACCACATACGAAACATAATTTCCGTCTGCGTCTTTTGCAGTGGAAGAAACTTGTTCGCCTGGTGCAAGTGTAATATCTGGGAAGTCACTAGGAATACCATATGTAGCTGCGGGTGGCGGAGTATCAGCTGACTTGGCTTCAGCCTGTTGATCTTCTACAGATTTTGGTAAAACATCGCCTGTTGCAGGATCGACTAAGTCTGCTGTAGGACTTGCTATTTGTGATGCAGTTTCTCCAGGAGGTCTTGCAAACGGCCAACGTTTGCGTGGCTTGCTTGGATTTGGAATTGCGTTAGGCGGTCCAGCTGGTTCTCCTGCTGTTATTTGGCCAGTGACTTCGTTGTCAAAACCTAGTAACTCTCCTTGAGCAAACGGAGTTACTTGTGTAGTTGAGCCACGCAGACCATCGTCAGGTCCAGCTGTACCTGCGGCTTCCCAATAGTATAGTCCGCTTATTCTTATTAGTGTTTTTAAATCTTTAGGATCTTCTTGTACGCCTAGTGCTCCAAGTATTTCTGCTCTTTCTGCTGCTAGATTAGATGCACTATCGCCAGTGGGTTCGGCAACACCACTGCCATTAAGAGCAACTGTCTTATTTTGAATTGCACTAGCAACTGCTGATGCTGTATTACTGCCGGCTGTACTCATACTAACTGCTAGTGCTGCTCGTGCAAAGTCGTTCATTACTCCGTTGGTTACAATGCCTGACTCTGGATCTTCTTGTAGGGTGCGTAACAATCTAATATCGTCGCGTATTCCTGTTAGTGCTGTAATGATCCGGTTGTATTCCGGAGTCATATCTATATGCTTATATGGTGCTGATGTGCCGTTGCCTGCCATTATGCTGTGTTATCCCTTGGTGCCATTAGTGATGATAGATACTGCGGAGCATTATCAGTTTTGGTTTTTAATCCTGCACTTGAACCACCACCCCAGTATCTATTTGAAAGTATGCCGCTGATTACGCCAGCTTGTTGACCTTTCCACGCAATGTCTACGTGTACATTACCGTTGCTCATGTAGCCATTGCCCATTCCTATAGCAGTTGCTCCTGCGTTTTTACATTCTTCTGCAAACTTTAACATAACTGCTAACTGTTCTGGATTTGATGTATACAGTCTAGTGCCGTCACCATCAGTTAATCTAACATCAGCTGCATAGCCTTTGTCGTGTCTGTTTGACCCAGTTCTGTTACGTCCGTCAACGCCGCCTTCGCTTTTAGGAACTTGTCCGCCACTGGTTATAAGAACATTTACTCCTGCTGCCGCAGCAGCAGTTTTAAGTATATTCATAAGTTCTGATTGTATTGGCAAGTTTCGTTTGCCGCCTTGGTTACCATAGGTAACATTGCCTTCGCCTGTGCCGGACGCAGTAGTAACTTGATCAAACGGAACAGTGCCTTCGTAATATGTATTACCATCTTCGCCTACAATAGCTGTAGTGGCGCCGCCGCCGTAACCCGGACTTTGTGCAGTAGCAGCACTGCCACCCCTAAAGCCGCCTGTAGTGTTGCTTGAGTTGCGTATTGCATTATAGTTAGCAGTACTAGTATTGCCTAGGTTAGTTGGATTGCCGATTTCAGCATTAATCATATCCAACATACCCGAGTCTTTCAAGTTAACGTACTGTGCGGCTGCGGCTGCAATATTAGCAGCATTTGGTACAATTGTATCTGCTTGACGTGTGTAAATACCCTTAGCTCTAGTATCGCCTCTGTCTGTAATAATGCGCAAGTCTGCTTGAATGTCTTCAAACAAACTTGCTATTTCTGCTAGACATGCTTGATGCGCTAGGTCATGGTCAATATGAATATGATCTTGATGCGAGCCACCTGGATGAGTATCAACATCAGTATGATTTACTGTAGTTTGACCTACACCTTCTGTTGTTGATTCTTCAAATATATTTGCGCCAGCTATTGACATTTATCTTCCTCGTATATTATAATATAATATATTTATCCGAGGTTTTATGCCATTTGTATACTACTGGTACTAGACACATATTGCTTTGCCATTTCGCCATCAGTCTTGTGTACTAGAAGTAGTGCGCCTTTGTTAATTGCAACTTTTGCATCTGGATTAATTGTAAAGGTAAATGGCCCTAGTCCAATTCCTTGTTGTGTAGCCATGATAGCCATCGGCTTTTGCAGTGTGATAGTTTTATCATCTTCTTCTACAAAACGTCCGATAATTTCTTCGCCTGCTGTTGTTTTTAGTGTAACAGTGTCTTGTGCCTTGTAAGGTGTTTCGATAATCATAAAGTATATCCTGTGCCGTTGTAATTAGTTTCTTCGATGTATGTTTTAAGTTTATCCCAGCCGCCGATCTTTGTACCGTTGACTACAATCTGTGGAAATGTTCTCGCACCTGGAAAGTGTTCAAGAACTTCTTCGCGAGTAAAGTCAACATCAAGCTGACGATACTCAAAGTTATATTCGTTTTGCTCACAAAATCTTTTTGCTGCATCACAATGCGGACACTGTGCTTTACCCCAAATCTGTATCATAGACTAAATCCTTTTAAACTATCAGTTGATACATCTTGTTTGATACCACCGATCACATAGGACTCGACCTCTGTTTCCTGCGGCGCCACCTGCAAGCCTGAACTTGACAACCAGTGCTGTGTCCACGGTAGTGGATTGGTGTTTACTGGGGCATCGAAGATTGACTGCAATCCAAGTGCTTTCAATCGACGGTTAGCAATGTACTCTACATATTGGTTAAGCAATTGAGTATTAAGACCAATCATCGAACCGTCTTTGAACAAATACTCTGCCCAATCTTTTTCTTCTGCTACGCATTCACGCCATAGCTCGTACACTTCTTCTTCACACTCTTTAGCAATACTTGCCATTTCTGGATCGTCTTTGCCTTGTGCCCACAACTTCAATATGTGTGTGCTGAGAGCCAAGTGCTGTGCTTCATCACGAGCAATCAATGAAATAATCTTAGCTGATCCTTCCATTAGCTTCAGTTCGCCAAAGCCAAACGTACATGCAAAACTTACATAAAAACGCAAGCCTTCAAGAATGTTTACAGTCATCATTGCAAGATACAGTTTCTTTTTAACATCACGCATGCTGCCTTCGCCGCGGTGTGTGTAAGCGTCTGCTGCTTCTGTAAATGCATCATAGTGCTTGGTAACACTTGTTGCACGAGCAATAATCTTTTCATCATCTAGAATAGTGTCAAACACTTCTGCAGGGTCAGCATACACGTTCTTCATAATATGTGTGTAGCTACGCGAGTGGATTGTTTCAAAGAAGTCCCAAGTAACAATACACCCTTCTAGTTCAGGAAGTGAAACATGCGGCAAAAACGCTAGGCATGGACCACGTCCTTGGACACTGTCAAGTAGTGTTTGATATTTCAAATTGGCAGTAAAAATATGCTTCTGCTCTGGACGGAAGTTGGCAAAGTCAGCACGATCTTTCTGCAGACTCACTTCTTCTGGACGCCAAAAGTAACCTAACATGGTTTGGTTAAGTTTATCGAACACAGGAAACTTAAACGTGTCGTAACGCTGTGTGTTTTGATCTTCACCAAAAAACATGTCTTGTTTAGTAAAGTCTACTTTTTCTTTATTGAATACGGTCTTTGCCATTGTACTTCCTCTGTATCTGTTTATATAGTATATAACGGTTAACTATTAAAGTCAACCGCTATTTTTAAATTGCGCAACTGTCACAAGCTTCTTCGTCACTCATATCGACCGTGCTTGGTGCTAATGCTTGTTCCGGCTTGTCATCTTCTAATTCACTTGGATCAGTCTTATAATCATAAGTGTTTTGGTAGTAAGATGTTTTCCAACCCATTTTGTAAGTTGTCAACAAGTCATTAATCATCTTACTCATTGGCACTTCGTTATCTGGGAAGTGTGTTGGGTTGTAACTCCAGTTGCCTGAGATACCTTGATCAAAGAACTTCTGCATTACTGCAACTACGTTGATATAACCTTCGTTGCTAGGCATGTCCCACAACAAGGTGTAGTGCGCCTTAAGGCTCTGATATTGTGGAACAATCTGTTTAAGAGGCCCTTTCTTTGACTTCTTAACGGACAAGTAACCTCTAGGTGGTTCGATTCCGTTTGTTGCGTTCGACACAACGGAACTGCTCTCCGATGGCATTTGTGCGGACAACGTTGAGTGCCTGAGGCCGTGTTCCTTGATGTCGCTGCGTAAACTATCCCAATCATAATTTAACTCATTTGCTACAATAGTATCAACATCCGTTTTATATGTATCAATTGGAAGGATACCGTCTGAGTATTTAGTACGATTGAAGTACTCGCATGCACCACGCTCTTTAGCAAGATTGTTTGATGCTTTGAGCAAGTAATATTGGAAAGCTTCTGTTAGGTCATGTACAAGTTTCCATGCTTGTGGGTTATCATATTGTACGTGATTCTTAGCAAGGTAATGCGCAAGTCCAATATATCCTACACCTAAACTACGACGAGCTTTGGTTGAACGTTCTGCTGCTGCAATTGGGTAACGCTGATAATCAATAATTTCTTCTAACGCACGAACAGCAAGATCACATAGATCTTCTAAGTCATCAATGTTTTTAATTAATCCTACGTTAATAGCACTTAGAATACACAGAGCAATTTCACCTTCTTCATCATCAATATGATTAAGTGGCTTAGTTGGTAGTGTAATCTCTTGACACAAGTTGCTCATGTATACAGTGTCTTTGAAGCTACTGTGTGTGTTAGCATGATCAACATTCATGATATACATACGTCCTGTTTCTGCACGTTCTTTGATTAGTGCTGAAAACAATTCCATTGCTGGCACAGACTTTTTCTTGATGCTTGTAGCACGTTCGTACTTTTCATAAAGCTCTTGGAACACTGCTGGATCGCCAAAGTATGCATCGTATAGACCCGGAACATCATGTGGTGAGAAAAGAGTGATATCGCCGCCAGTTAGTAGTCTTTCATACATTGTTTTGTTTAGCTGGATTGAATAGTCCAATTTGCGCACACGGTTGTCTTCTGTGCCTTTGTTGTTCTTTAGCACAAGGATGTCTTCAATTTCTTGATGCCAAAACGGGAAGTGTACAGTAGCACTGCCGCCACGTACACCATTCTGTGTACAGCAACGTACTGTGCTTTCAAACTTCTTAAGAAACGGAACAATACCTGTGTGTGCTACTTCTCCGCCTCTGATTCTGCTGTTGACGCCTCTGATGCGTCCCGCATTGATGCCGATACCCGCTCGCTGTGCAGTGTATCTACCAATCGACATATCACTAGCGAAGATACTATCAAGGGTGTCGTCACTATCAACAAGGACGCAACTAGCAAACTGTCGCACAGGCGTTCTGACTCCTGCCATGACTGGCGTTGGGATATTGACTTTAAAAAGTGAGGTCGCATCATAATATCTCCTTACATAGTGCATACGTGTTTCTGATGGATAGTTAGCAAATAGTGTTGCTGCAATCATCATGTACATGAACTGGGGAGTCTCGAAGATTTCGCCTGATGAACGATCCTGTACAAGGTATTTGTCAACCACTTGACGTAGTCCTGCATAGGTAAAGTTTTCATCACGCTTGTGACGGATATAACCGTCTAATGTGGCAATCTCTTCAGCTGTATATTTTTCTAAAATTTCTGCATCATATACACCACGTTCGATATTTTTATCAATATTGTGTTGCAGTGTAATTGCGTTGTACTCGCCGAACACCATCTTGTTAACACCATAACTCAGCAGTCTTGCTGCTGCAAATTGATAATTTGGTGCATCTAATGAAATAAGATCATTTGCGCTACGTACTAATATTTCTTGGATTTCATTTGTACTCATACCGTCATAGAATTGAATATTTGCATTCATTTCAATTTGACTACTACTAACACCTGCTAAACCTTCACATGCATGTTCTACTACTTTGTGAATTTTATCAATGTTGAGGTGTTCTTTTGTACCGTCACGCTTGACGATCATTGTTCCATTTGACATTCGTGTTCCTCTTTTAATTTGTTAGGTATTTATTGTTGTGGTTGTAGAGAGTGTACAAGTTCAGAATGTAATGTATTAGGCAGTTCTGACTTATGTACATGTGTCTCTCCGTTGAATCCGATTACTTGATCATCAACATAAAGTAGATAATATGTTGCTGACTTTTTATTGTCTCGTGTAATATGTATCTCATAAGATGCTTGGGATAAAACATCAGTTAACTGTAAGGTGTAACAAATTGCAAGAATCTTTACAAAGGAACAATAATTATTTTCCTCTAATAATTCCCAGGGATCTGGCCAAGTGCTAGGAGTAAAAGGATCTGCCGCGATTGTACATGCAGGAGCTTGACTATAGAAGTCGATTACTTCCTGTATCGGATTATCTGAGGTCTCGAGCTCAGTACGAAACTGCCGCCAGAGTGACAATCGTTGTTCATATGGTTTATCAAACATCTATTACGACTTAGTTCTCACATTGTAAAATAATGTAGCACTATCACTACTAGTTAAGTTTAACATCATGATAGCTGTTGTGTCAATAGAATTATCGCCATCTTCGTCGTAATTATTTGCTGTAAATTTTAAATTTTCTGCATACAAGCTATCGCCTGTGAAATCAAAATTATCTGAAAGGTTAAATGTGTCGCCAACTGGGTCAACAACCAAAGTTAATGTGCCATGTCGAGTTGCATCAACAGAGTCACTTTTATAGATATAATCAATTTCATAACCTTTGGAGACTTCTGCTGGAAGTCTAAATAATTTAGAGTACTCTCCTGATTGTCCAATAGTAAGTTTATGAGTTGTATTGAAATCTGTAATAGCAGGCCCTTCTACTTCTGGTTGATACCTTACACCATTTTTATATTCTTCGCCATACCCAAGTTCTTCGCTGCGTTTAAACCAATCATTTGTACTAGAATTTCTATTACTAACAAATTTTATAACTGGATGCTGATTGAGTGATGATGTGCCGCCATTATTGCCTACACTATAATATTGATTATTTTTACTAGCATTGTCTGTACCGTTGTCAATACGAATTGCACTCGCATACACATTATCAAATTTACATTTATCTATAACATTGTTTAACGGACCAGTTAACATGCCACTTGTACCTAATATTGTTCCAATACCAAACGCAATTCCTTGATAGAGTGTATCAAATGTACTTTTTGTCCATAAATTACCAGTTATATCATTATCTGAATAAACAGCATTAGAGAATTGCTTTACTTGTATATTATCAAATAGATTATTATTTGAACTAACTGCTGTGCTCAATGATGTTAGTTTTATTCCGACACTGTTCCCGTCAATAGTATCGCCTAACGAATAATTACCTGATAAAATTATATCTTTAAAGGTACTGTCTTTACAACTTTGTAAATCTAAAGCAGGGCCTAGTGTAGTATTAATAGTTAGATTAGAAATATTAATATTTCTAGGCTGATTAAGTGTTGTACTAGTTGCATCATTTATATATACACCTGGTGTACTTGTTTCGTTTACTGTTTTAAAAACTGCATGAGCTCCAGCATTAATAATTGTTTTATCAGCACCAGAACCTCTAATGGTAGTAAACGGCGGCAAGTAAATTGTGTTAGTAACTGTGTACTCTCCAGGTTCTAAAATAAGTTCGACTCTGGACAGAGGTTGTCCTTTGTTCGATGCGTTTAGATACAATTGGTCAATGGCACGTTGTAGAGCTTCTGTTTGGTTTGTTCCGTCGCCATTGGCGCCAAATGACCGTACACTAACTCTATCATCTAGTCTAGCTTGCAGTGTTCTTAATACAGGATTATTAACCGAATCTCCTGTTTGTATGCTATTGCCGCTTTTGTATTCATATGTATTTGCAAACTCAAATAAATTATCGGTTTCACTTAGTAGTTTCGTATTACCTACATAAGGTGCACCTTCTGCTACGCTTCCATTACCAATAAACAATTCTTGCGTGTCAACAGCCCACCCAAACTCACCACTTGCTAACTGCGGCAGTCCGCTACCGGTGTTCTTTTGTCCTCTACGAACTTGAATTCTGCTGATGGAAACTACGGCCATACTAATACTCCTACGTTATTGTAGTAGTATTTATCCGTGCTTCTCATAATACTGGCGGCAGCGGTTCCACCACTCTTGTTCCCACTCTGCAAACTCATCAGGCCATAGATCAAACTGCTGATACTCTCCTGCACGACTGCACATAAAGATATGTCCTTCACGGATGTCTGTACCGTGTACTTCGTTGTGACCTAGAGCATATGCTGTTAGCTGTAGATAATAGTCTTCTACCCACTCAGGCTTCTTGGGCTTGTTCGTCTGCTTAAAATCCATGATGCACGGATTGCCTTTGTATTGCCCTACAAGGTCAGTAGTGCCTGCAAAGATACCAGGAACATAAAGCGGAACTTCACTTCCCCAGATTTCATCAACATGTACCATAGCTTCGTCACGTATAACTGTTGCCATTGAGTGTGCTTGCTGTGCATAAGGATTGCTACCAGCAGTAGGCCATTCGCCGAATTCAATATAGTCTTCTAAATATTTGTGCATGCGTGTACCAACGCCACTTGCTTCAGTTACAATCTCTTGTGCTTTAGCTTCGCCTACACGCTTCTTCCAAGCAATAAGATGGCTCATATCCTTAGTACCACTAAGAATAGTTGTAACACTTGCTACTGGAGGACCACCAGGTGCTGCATAACGGCGCTTGCCGTCTACTTCAACACGCTTTAGTTTTTCGTACTTGTATTTTTCTATAATTAAACTCAATCTTCAGGTTCCTCTGGCAAGTCTGTGTCATAATCTTCTAAATTGATATGTTGCATGCCAAAAGGATCATGCATAAAATATGGGTCAACTGTTGACATCGGATCGTCTATACCTTCAATATCTAATACTTCAGGCACCATTGATGAAAGCATTTGTCGGATACCATGTTGAAGAGTCATTGTGCTGCCTGCGCAGCCGCTACATGCTCCACTTAGTTCTACCAATACAACACCGTTTTCAAAGCTAACAAAGTTAACTTCGCCCCCGTGCTGTGCTACTGCTGGGGTTACATACTGTTCCATTACTTCTGTAATGTTTTTAACTATGTCTTCTTGCGATCGTTCAGTCATAAAAAAGCTCCTATTAGTGTATATAATAACACCAAATAGGAGCCTTGTCAACCGTTATTTAAAGTTCGTCGCCTAAGTCTGTAGCGTTCTTAGCCATGTTACCTACAGGATCGCTTGGACGTCCTGGATTGCCTGGAACTGCACCAGCAACATCGTCTACTTCACTTTGTTTGAATTCAATCTTGTCTTGATCAAAGTTAGTAACCAGCTGTTGTAGTCTAGGATCAGCGTCATACATTGCTTTAAAGCTTTCATAGTCAAAGTTTCCTTTGCCTTGATTGCGCATGTATTTGTCTAGCTTGTTCATTGATAAAGCAGCCACTCCGGCTGCTTTTTGTTGTCTTAATAAAGCGTAGATAGTAGCACTATCTACAGCTTCATTTACTTTTTTTTTGAATGGTCTACTGACTCACGCTTTTCACGTCCGCCTAGTTCTTCTCCGCCTGCTGCTGCGTCTGCTGCACCAAAGTCATCATCTGCTGCCGGCTCTTCCATATCCATATCTATGTCTGCATCGCCATCAACAGTTGGCTCCATATCCATGTCTGGCTCTTCAGCACCCATTGTATCCATTGGCTCGGCTTCGCCTGTTAGCATGCCAACACCTTGTGTTAGTGTTTGACGTGTTGTTTCCATTACGCCGTACATTGCTTCCAGTGCAGGTTTAACACTTGCAGTAAATGCTTCTGCTTGCTCACTGCCCATTTCGTCGCGGATAGCATCTGCAAGTTCTAGCATTGATTCAGTTTGCATTTCAGCAGTGTCTTCCATCCAACCAGTAACACGATCAACCATGTCCTTGGCTGCCATTACTAGCTCTGCTTTGTCTTCTTCACCTTCATTAACTTGCTCAATAGCTTCGTCAATTGCAACTGTTACATCATCACGCTCGTTGAGTGCAGCATTAAGAACATCCAAAAACATTTTGTTTTTAGAATATTCTGTGTTTTGTACTGCGTCGAAACTTTCAGTTGTTTCTACGTTGAATACTTTTGTACGCAATTTATTACGAGCATCTTGTAGTTGCTCAGTAGTAAACTCGTCAATGTTAATCTTTGAACCAAAGCGTTGTGCTAGGCTTTCATTTAGTTTTGCTGCCGTAACTGGCTTTGAAAATTCTCTAATTTGCATTTTATCTTCCTGTTGATAGGTGTTCTATAATATATTTATCACAAACAAAAAATAAATCGGTCTAATTGACTGCGTACTCGTCTCGATTCTTCTATTGATATATCTAGTCTAGTTTCTCTTATTTCTCTTGCAATACTGTCTTTGCATTTTCTAATTGAATTTTTGTAAAATATAGCATCATTATAGTGTTTTAACATAATTTTATCGTATTCTATAAGTTGCTCAGTGATATCGTTGCCTTGTGCTAGATTCTTAGCAATAGCAACGGCTGTAGTTTTAAAAACAGTACGAGTTACTTGACGGTTCTCTTTGGCATCGTATATCAAATAGCCCTTAGGACTTTTGCGAACCACAATATGTTTGATTCTGATGCTATTACCTCGTGAATGTGGTATAGCACTGTCTTCAAGTCCTTGGTTAACAATCTCTTCAAGGTCATATAATAGATTTTCAGTTGTCATTCCGTATCACCACTATCGTTCCACTTTGCGTTTGTACTTTACTTATTATACTTTTACGAATTAGATTATTGATAATGGTTTGCTCACGCTCAGGAAATGATCCTAGCGGGCGGACATCGTTAATGGTTTCCAAAAGAGCTTTCTCTTCATTGGTCATGTATATCTCATCAACTATGTCTATAATTCTCATTCTACTTCTACACTATCGCCAGGTTTAGGTGTTTTAGCAGGATCGGTTGCATTGCCAGCTTGTGGCTTTTTGTTTAGTTTGATTTTTTTAGTTGCAGGATCTTTAACAAGTGCATTAGGATTCTTTTTAAGATCAACAACAGTTTTAGTGCCGTCGCCATTATCAACAGTAGCTTCTACACCAGGTTTTACTTTATCAATCTTAGCTGTTGTTATTTCATCTATTCTCATATTCTTGCACCTCTTCTATTTCTAGGTTTAATTCTTCTACGTCCAGTATTCAATCGTCTCAGCTTTTGACTTGCTGGATTTGTACGTTTAGTACGTGTGCTCTTAATACTTATCGTCTTGCCTTTTGAACGTCTAGTTTTCTTTAGTGTGTTTGATGCTTTGACATTCTTAGGAGCATTGCATGTTGCAGGCTTTGCAACAATACGTCCTTTGCGTGTGCCACTAGTACAACGATACTTGCGAACAGTTTTGTTTCCGCTTTTACCAAAGATAGTTGTAACGCCTTCTATAAGCTCACGTAATAGCATTATCTTCTCTTCTTGTTTAAAGATTGAATACGCTTACTTGCTGGATTAATGCGCTTGGTCTTTTTAGCTTTGCGTATCATTCTTCCGCCCAGTCTAGCTTTGGTTTTCTTCAGTGTCTGACGCTTTTTAATATCAGGTGCTGCGAAGCACTGTGCCATCTTAGCAACCACACGGTTCTTGCGAGGACCGCCACTACAACGGAACTTGCGCACAACTTTCTTTCCAGAACGTGCCCATGTTTGTCCTTCTTCTAGAACATCTTCTTCGGGGTCAATAAAAAACTCACGTAATAACATATAGTTATTTATCGTGAGCGGATTAGAATTTCATTAAAACGACAACAACAGTTGATAGCAATCCTGCAATAACTGTGCCTGCTGTGCCAACTAGCACTTTGGTCATTGAGTTTTGACCTTTTTTGATGTCTTCGTGGATGTTAAGGAGTGTGCGTTCAACAGTGTTTAGACGATTGTCAAGGTTGCTGTAGCGCAGAGCGCATAGGTCTACGTGTGCTTCTAGACTTTGCTTTTCTAAATCAGTTGTCGTGTTAATCTCAGACATATAAACTCCGTTAATAGTTAAAGTAAACTCTTGGTTAGCCTTTAGTATGTGTTTTAATATGCCTGGTAATTTTTACGCTACAGTTTTATTTATCATCTATTTCAAAAAGTATATTGTTAATTGCATCATTATTGGTAATGAAATGTGCATTTTCAAACTTTGCAGTTTCGTCTAGATCTGTGATAATTGGTATTAGATCAAAGTCATTTACTAGTGTATCTACGTCCAATGCGCCTTCATACTCTATGTCAAACACATATTTCCAAACAGATTGTTTAGATTTGTATGATGTACCCAGTCCTAGTTTACTCGGAACTTCTTTAACAACTTCTGGTGCTGCAACATACGTTGGATTTACTCTTAGTCCAATAGTCTGCATAACTGTTAGAAAGTTTTGTTGTTGTCGATATTGTTTAGGGTCTTCGCCTCGACGAGCACCTGTCTCAGTTATGTCTACTAGGGTATGTATTGTAAATCTCATACAGTATTTAAGTCATAAAAAAAGAGCCACTTAAAAAGTGACTCTTTAGTGTGACGCCTGTTATAACATCACGGTTCCTAAGGTAAAGGAATTCTTATGCAGGGTTTTGGTCGAATGGACCAGCAATGATTGTAGTTGCTGCGCCAGTTACGCCTAGTGCGTCTGTTGCATCTGCAACGTAGTCTACGCCACCTTGTAGAACAACTTGTACGTTGTCTGCTGTTTCGTCTGCTAGCATGCCTTTTACACCTGCAACAGTGTGTCCAGCTGCACCTAGTGCTTGCACCATTGTTGTCATCTCTGCTTTAGTGATGTTTGTCTTTGCAATGTTAATTACTACTGTTTTTGGACCTAAGCCGTTACCGTCTGCTACTGTTCCGTTTGTGTTTGTTACTTCAGCCATTTTATATTCTCCTATGATCTAATGGCAAAACGCCTTCTCTTGCGTTTTGTATAATATTATTTATCATTTTACGTTATTTTTGTGTTTACTTTAGCCTTTTTTGGCTCTCTTATGTACTGCTCTTAGCTGTTGTACATACGCAGGGCCTGCTGCTACTATGTCGTCTATCATCTTAATAGCTGGCATATATGCTTGTACCATGTTAGCACTTGCTGCTTTACCATCCTTAGCTTGCTCTAAGAACTTCTTGGTTAGTGCTAGGTTTTTGTCGCCTACTAGATATTTATACAGTGCAAGGTCAGCAGGTGTGCTGCTGATGTCTGGTGTAGATACTGTTGGTTCTGGATCAACTACGCTTGCTTTTTCTAGGTTCTTAACTGCTGCAAACTTCTCAAAATCTTCAATAATATCTGAACTGCGTAGTTTAGCACGAACAGCAAAGATAAGACGTGTCGACACCAAACGTTTCTCTGCTTTGGTTAAACGTGCAAAGTTGGTTAGGTTCCTGCGTATTGCTTTGTAATCGCTGTTGGTAACCTTGATAGCACTTTCAATTGCCATTAGCATACTGTTGACTTGTGAAGGTTCTTTGCCTTGTGCAACTGCATTGATGTATCTATTAATTGCTGCTGTAGGTAGCTTTGTAGCTGCTCGCATACGTTTTGCACTGTCTGGATCTTTGAGTTTGTCTTGTGCGCTGCTGTCCCCTACAAGGAAGTAGATGAAGTTGTAGAGGTCAGTGCCCATGATGCGATACATTTTGTATCGCTCAAACCCTGCTGTCTTTTTGCAGTAGCGTTGCACATATGCTTTGAAGTCCGGATACTGTCGCATTGTTTCCAATGCCAACAGTGTTAGATACATTCTTTCACCGCAGTCAGTGTAGGTCAACTTCTTGGCATTGCCGTTGTCCTTGGTCATACGTGACTCGTGCAAATCTCTCAAGAAAGAATAAGATTCTTCTTGTGCAGGCGTAACTTCATGGCCGCCTTCGATCTCTGCCCACTGTGCTGCGGTATACTTCTCAGTCATTATCTACGCTTCGCTGCTCTTGCATCTGCTTGACGTGCAATCTCGTCATCGCTCGGTCCGCCGAAATCATCACTATCAATATCATCGCCTGCGTCATCGCTTTGACGCTGATCGCCTTTAGCGTTAAACATTTTTTCACCCATTTCGATAATTGTTTTAACTAACTTTTCATCAGCTCCAACTCTTTTTGCAATTTCTGCAAAGCTCTTTGCGCTTTGGCCTGTGTTTAATAGTGTTAGTTCTTGCCCAACTTGTTCAATAGTCGTAGAAAGTTTTAGTTGTTTGTCATCTTTCATATTTAAGGTCTTGGCAAATTTGTCTAGATGGTCAGCAATAGCCGCATACTTTTTTGTCACAGGATTATCCTGTGTTGCATAACCTGGTCGACGATCAACCACAGCTTCTGTTACTTCATTAATTTTCATTGTCTACTTCCTTAATTTGGTTGCCATCTTGTACGTGGCACTAGTTTAGTCTTTGATCCAAGAGCCACGTAACCTTCGCCGCCCTTTTCGCCTTTTGTTGTTGCCTTAACGTCTGCGTCAGCATCGTCTAATTGATCTATGATGTGATCCTTAGCAGACATAATCTGTTTTACAAGCCCAAAGATAGCAGGCAGAGCCTTGGGACTTGCTTCGTGCATTGCTTGTATCTTTGCTTGCTTGTTACTACTTACCTTAGATGCACTGAGCCAATCAAAGAATCCATTTTCGATATTCTTTAGCTGTTGTGTGCGTGTCATGTGATTGATATATGTGTAAATGATATTCTTCATATCACTTAATCCTGCAACCGGTGCAAGGAAATTGTCAATCAACTGTGCATTTTTTTCAGCAGTTGCTCTGATACTTTTAACTTCTGATGTGTCAACTTTGGGTTGATGTGTAACATAAGTTTGCCCCAGTACTACTACGTCTGGACTATTAAGTTCTTCTACATCTTTAAAAGGAGTAGCAGACTTTGAACCAAACTCTTCAAGTTTTGTGTGAACTACTACACCCACTTTTGAGTTCGCTATGCGCTCGCCGAGTGGGCCATTCGTATCAACTGTATACTTGACCTTGTTTGGCTCAAATTCTACTGCGCCATCTACTGCTGTAAACGGCTTGCGTGGACTGTACAGCAAGTCACCATACACATAACCACGGAAGTTTGCGGGTGTTGCTGACTTCATAAGCTCAAACACTTCTGCCATTTCTTCACCAAAGTCTTTGCGCCATGGCTCTTCTTCTACACCCTTGCCTGAGTTTTGTATAAAGCGTGATAGGTCTTGTGAACTTGTTGATTTGTTCTTGCCCCAACCGTTTTTACCTACGAGTACAAATGTTCCGTCTGGTTCACGTCCCCAATAGATAGTTGGATTGCCGTCCCACTTGATAGCAACATCGCCTGAATCGGTGCCCAGCTTTTCTAAGATGTCTGCTGCTTCAAGAGCACCTTTAGAGCCTTTGATAAAAACTAGGTCTTCCAAGTGATTGTATTCACGACCTTTGAACTCTTCGGTTAATATTGCTTCTGTTAAGACTGTGCGGAACTCGTTAAATCTCATCTATTAAATGCTCCGCTTGACATTACAACATTTCCCATGTTGCCACTAAGTTCTTTGATACGTGCAAGTTGCTTGTCTTCTAGTGTAGCATAACCAGTCGGTGTTTTAGACTCTGGTACTTCTTTACCTTGTTTCTCCATTGCTTCTTTCCACGGAGCAATAAGCTCATCATAGTTTGGATCGCCTTTGAGTTTTGCCAGCATACTTTCAACAGTATGTGTATCGGCTTCCTTAGCACCCTTACCTAATAGTATCTCTGCAATTTTGTCCCAGTTATCAGCAACAACAGTATCTCCATTGTTCGGATCAACTACACCTTTGTTTGGACTAAATTTGTATCCTCTACCTCTTGCAAGACTAGAAAGTAATACAGCTCTGTCAGCACCTGTGTAATTTTCAGTGCCGCCACGCTTGGCGCCACGCTGTAGATCAGGATTGTCTGTAAGCATAAAGTCTGTTTGTACAAAACCGTTTTTAGGATTACCTTTTATAGGTGTGCGAAAGTGTATCTGTAACCCGGCATCTTTAATCCAACCTGCTTCGAATTTTCTGCCCTTGTTCATAATCTCTGAATCAGGGATACCTTGCTTTTGACACCACGCACTAAGTTTTGCAATTATTTCTTCTTTAGGTAACTCTCTAGTATCAGTATTAAGATCTAAGTCACCTGATGAATTCTTTTTAAATGTTCCATCTGGATGTGTTTTTGTACCGGTTGTTCCTAAGAATTCTTTTGGAGTAAACTTAAAGCCAAAGGTTTTATTAAGCCAATCAATAGTAGGCTGTACATCTGCTGTAGCAATTCTTGATGCAATAAGTTCCTTTTCAGGTTCTGTTTTAAAAACGTTGCCGCCTTCTTTAAGAATTGTCATTTTTCTTGCCTTCAATTATTCTTGTCATACTACGTTTAAACTTACGTGGATCATTACTTTTGATACTATTAATAAAGCGACGCTCTAATTCACCAGCAGTGTCAACATCATATGTTGAATGTATTCTGCTCAATAGATTGATAGCACTTTCAATAATATTATTGGCAGTAGCGTCTATGAGATGGTCGCTGTCTTTGCGTCCATGCACATTGTTGAGTTCTTCGAGTATGCTTCTTGTACGTTTTTTCATAGCTTTATTTTCCTATACAGTATTTAGTTTAGGTTACATATAAATATTACAAACATTGGAGGGCACAAATGTCAATAATAAATTTAAGTTTCAAAGAGCGTTCCCTATTGTTCGCTAAACTTGCTGAGGTTTCGTATAATGATAACATTAAAGAAGTAAAAAAGCAAGTGAAAACACTAGGATTTACAACTGTAGAATTTTACAATAGAGAAGGCGCACAAGCATATCGTTTCGCAAACAAAGAAGATATGGTAATTGCATGTCGCGGTACACAACCTACAGAGTTTAACGATATTGCAGCAGATTTGAAGGCAATACCTGTGGTTGCAGAAACAGTAAGCCGTGTGCATCAAGGGTTCAAAGCAGAAGTAGACGAGCTTTGGCCTATGGTACTTGAGGACTTGGTTGCAAAACCTCCTAAGCAAACACTATGGTTCTGTGGACACAGTCTCGGAGCAGCTATGGCAACTATCATGGCAAGTCGTTGTATGTACGAAGAAGCAGTTCCTGATCCACAAGAACTATACACATACGGTTCGCCAAGAGTAGGGTGGAAAGGTTATGTTGTACACCTAGGAGTGACACATCATCGTTGGAAAAATAACAATGATATTGTTACAACTGTTCCGTTACGCATCATGGGCTACACACATCATGGCAACGAGCACTACATGAATGCTTATGGCGATGTTCGCAAGATGTCAGGATGGCAGCGTGTCAAAGACAAGTGGCGTGGCATATGGATGGGTTTGAAAAAGGGTGGCGTTGACAGCTTCTCAGATCACTCAATGACAAACTACATTGCTAATCTAGAGAAGTGGCAAGACTAATAATTTTAAAGATCGCCGCCGCAGTGGGGGCATTGAGTTTGATGCCCCATCTGCTTTTCCATTTGCTTTAACAGATCTCGCATGCTCTTTGCTTCTTTGATTTGTTTTTTCAACCAGTCCTTGCGCCTGTCTGACTTAGCACGTTCTAGTTCTTTCTTCAAATCTTGCTTTTGTTTATCAAGTTTGCCTTTGAACACTCCGTAGAACGAAGTGTTGATCCTTTCTTCTGACATGTGTTGCTCCAAAAAAAATACACTCAGCATCAATATAACACTAAGCGTATCTGTTGTCAATCATTATTTTTTAATATTTATAAATAGCTTTGGCAAGATAAGTTCTCGACCTGAGTCGTTGGTAACACAACGGGCGCTCGCCTTATAAAGCATCATTACAACGGAGAAAACAATGATCAATTTAGCAAAAGCAATTGGTCGTGTAATGATGACTGCGGTCTCACCTACACGATCGGAAAAAATTAAATCAATGGAAACTTATGTGAAGACAGAGTTTCAGCCAGGAGACCAAGCATACGTTATGTATTGCATGAACTCTGGGCGAGCAATAGATCGCCGCAACATAGTTTAGAAAAACTAATGCGAGTCATGCAAAAATAACATGTACGGTATGCACGGAATGCAGTTGTTTTTCGTGTCATACTATAGTATAGTATAATAAATAATATTGTTAAGACAAGCGTCTTCAGCTTGTAAAAAATGAAGGGCATTTCCTATGCCATAAAAAGGTGACGCTGGAAGAGACCAGGGTACGTGACGAACCTTAGAAGCACACACACTTATACACATAAAAGGAGAAGTTAATGACTTCAATCACACTAACAGGCGGCAACTCAAGCCTATTCAAAAAAGTTGCACAATATTTCGTTGACCTAAACGAAAAGCGTATTCAACGCAAAGAAATCAAAAATACAATCCGTCAACTGTCAGCACTGTCTGATCGTGAACTAAACGATATGGGACTCACTCGCGGCGACATCTACTCAGTTGCACACGGTACTGCTGATATTCGTGCTGTTCGCGAGAACGCTAACTTGAAGGGATGGGTGTAATGACCACAGCAACAATGATCAATTACACTGTGAACCCTATTTGGGCTGCAATCAAAGCATTTGGCCGTGGCACATATAACTTTATGGAATCGTTGGGCAGGGCAAGAGCTGCTGCTGAACTACATCGCATGGGTTACACAGAAGAAGCTAAATGGCTGATGATAAACGGAGACAAAAAATAATGTGGAATCGTTTTATCAAAGCAATGGAATACCGTTCATACTGTATGGCAATTCAACAATTGCGTAGCAAAGGTTTGTACAAAGAAGCACAACGTATTTCAGAGTACAAGCATCAGATGTATGGGGTTTAACCTATCAGATAACGTAGCCTACGGCTTGACTATGAGCTTTCGCTGGTTTGCGGATACATTCTTCGCCAAGCGTTATGGACATAGAGCAGTCGTATTAGAAACTGTAGCAGGGGTTCCCGGCATGGTAGCAGGCATGTGGAACCACTTGCGTAGTCTAAGAAAGATGCAGCCAGATGAACGTGGCTGGATCAAAACACTGTTAGATGAAGCTGAAAACGAACGTATGCATCTAATGATATTCATAGAGATAGCAAAGCCTAACTGGTTAGAAAGATTAATTATCTTGCTTGCTCAGTTTGTGTTTTGGCATTTCTATTTTATTCTATATGTTTTCTTTCCAAGTACAGCACATAGAATGGTAGGATACTTCGAAGATCAAGCTGTGATCAGTTATACTCAATATTTAGAGCAAATTGATGCAGGAGTAATTGAAAACATTCCTGCTCCGCAGATTGCAATTGACTATTATAATTTAATACCCAATGCAAGACTAAGAGAAGTTGTCAAAGCAGTTCGTGCAGACGAGCAGGGACATGCAGATGTTAACCACAGCATGGCGGATCAATTATCTTCATGAAATAGTTGACTGTGATAAATATAGGTGTTACTATAGTAGAGTTACTTATAGTAACACCACAGACAATCACACACATGGAGAATAATATGAACCGCTTACTCAGTAAGTTTAAAGACTGTGACGGATATTTCTGCGAACAAGTTTCAATTGCACTATTTGGAGTTGTAACTTTTTCAATTATGTATTTGTCAATTTCACAAATCGCTGCTTGACAAAACATAAATACCCTGTTACATTAATAATGTAGCCAACTACACACATACAGACACGAAGGAGAATACAATGTCAAAAGTGGAAACAACATACGGCGAGACTATCTTGAAGCAAACGCAAGAGATTGCAGACATGTTCAAGCAGGCAATGCCAAAAGTATCAACAAATAAAAACGGTTATGAAATTCGCACAAAGGTTTTGGAATTTGCACAAAACCAAGCATGGCAGGACTATCATGCTAAAATGGGTGCGTTTGAAACTACTGTTGCCAAAGAAGGTGATGAAGTAGTAACCACAGTAACAATGCCAGATGTACCGGGTGTTGATGCTGTATTGGAAGCTGCGGACAAGTTCTATGAATTTGTAAACGGCAAGACAAATAAATAATACAATAACAAAGAACATTCGGGGCATAGCCCTTTATAACAAGTAATTAGACAGCAGCCCCTGCGTTAGAAATAGCGTGGGGGTTAATCTTATCTAACTTCGATCCAACCTAGGCTTGCCCAACCGTCTTTGTTAGAACCAGTTGCGGCAATAGCAATCAAGAATGTACCTGATGTATCACCCAGTGTGGTTGTGGTTCCCCTAGTTAACTGTGTGATTGATCGTTGTGGGAATGTAGTCACAGCACCCATATTGGTACTACTGATATAGTTAGTCGATAGCGTAGAACCGTTGCTGTATCCAGTTGCGGTAATGTTATACTCCACCGGACTATCGTCGCTAAAACTTACCCAAGTGCCGCCAGTGATGTTTGCGTTTTCCATAACACGAACAAATATATTTGTGTTATCCAGTGTTGATGCACTGTACTCGTCCGGGATAATAACACTGTCGAGTGCTGTTGATTTCAAGCGTATAGCCACAATAGGATAGAATGTGTTTGCGGATTGTAGATTTTTACCTGCGATAGTACTACTAATACTTTTTTGTCTACCCAACAGTTCTGTTGTTCCTTCGACACTGAATGAGTGTGAACCTTGATAGAAGGTGTGTGTTCCTGCT